GTCCATTACGGGAGTGTCTGGCACGGGAGCATAGGGGAGCTTCGTCCCGAGAGCGCTCGCGCGCGCGAACCCGTCGAGCGACGGACCGGGGCAGTATGCGCGCTGCGCCTTGAGGTACGCGTACTGCTGGTACATGAGCTCCAGCTTCTCCAGCTGGTACCACACGATCGACGGAATGCCGACCAGCTCGTTCTTCTTGACGATGTGGCCTGCCTCGAACGTGCACTTGTTCTTCTTGATGAGCTTCTTCGCCATGTTTGTTCCTTTCGTCTATGGCTTGTTTTTTCCAGGGGGCCGGAGAGGCCCGGCCCCCATTGTTACCTGACTAGAACAGGATGTCCTCGTCGTACACGGCGTACGCATCGGCCGGCACCTGAGGCTGGGGCTGCGGCTGTGGCGTCAGCGGAACCGGAGCCTGGCCAGCAACCGCCTGCTGTGCTGCCGCCTGCGCTACCTGGAACGCCGTCGGCGCGGGCTGCGGTGCAGGCGCGGGAGCAGGTGCAGGTGCAGGTACGGGAGCGGGCGCTGGAGCGGGAGCCGCCTGGCCCGCCTGCAGCGCATCGGCGGACCTGTCGATCATACCGCGCACGAGGTTCGCCTGGCCGTCGCCGAGGACGGTGACCCACCACGGCCTCGGCTTCCCGATTCCGTACTCCCCCGCCTGCGTCTGCAGCCGCACGTACTTGCCGAGCATCTCCTCCAGGGAGACGTGGTCCTTGGTGCCGTCCGGGTCGAGCGCCTTGAGTACGGCCTGGTACGCAGGGTTCTTCTTAGCGTCGACGAACCCCCACAGGAACTCGTTGCCGGCGGCATCCACGATCGCCATGCGGAACTGCATCTTCGGGTCGCCCTGCGGCCAGCATTCGAGCTGCTTGGTGAAGCTGTTGAACTTCTGCTGGTACACCCATTCGACGACGGTGCCCTCGATGATCTCGGAGTAGTTGTCCTTGGAACTGTCGCTGTAGTTCCAGTAGTTGCCGGTATTGCCCTTGATGTCGAACACGCTCATGTTGTTCCTCCTTCTAGTAGTTGATCGAGTAGTACATGATTTCAGAGCTGCCCTTCTCGTAGCCGCCGTATTCCTCCTTGTCTTCCAGCCATGCGGCGACGCGGTCGGCATGCTCCCTGATCCGACGGATATCGGAGTCCTTCCTCCGATACCAATGCGGGATGTCTTTCCCGTTGTCGGCGAACCGCTCCAGGTGGTAGCGGTTCCACGTACCGGTCAGGAACTCCTCGCCATCGTGAGTGACGGTATGAGTGTCCACGAACTTCTTGAACATCTCCTCCCAATCCTCGTCGAGCGCGAAGCAGATGCACATGGAATCGACCATGTCGTCGTTCGTCCTGCCGGGACCGAAGGCGTGCGGGTTCTGCATGAAATAATTCTCCAGGATATCCCGGAGATCCTGCGGATTGTACTGCGCCATTAGCATTCCTCCTTATCGTTCAACCATTGTACCATCTTGTCGTGCAATGGTTCGTACGTTGTGACGAATCCCTGATAAGCTGCCTCAGACTTGTCGGTCTGGAACAACTGTCCTTTACGGATCACCTCCTCGATCAGGCGGATATAGAAACGGGCCATCGGCCGCGTGTCGAATCCGCGGTTCCAATACTTGATGCACCTGTCGAACTGGCGCACCCACATCTCCGCCCCGTACATGTCCACGTCCTGATCCCGGAGCGGATTGGGGTAGGCGACCTGCGGACTGGGCGACCAGCGCCCGTCGTCGTCTTCCACGACCATGCCTTCCCATCCGCACCTGAGGTCCAGGAGCACATGCTTCCGGATGTCGTAGCCGACCATGATGATGCTCATGTCGAACGAGCTCAGCACCGAGAAGACGTTGTTCTTGTACGTCTTGTATGTCACGTTGACCACGACGTCGCCACGCTTCAGCTTGACCGTGCTGAGGTATGCGTTGCGGTTGGACCCCTTGTTCTGCACGCGGTCCAACTTCCATTCCTCGCCGGGAGACAGCGGGACGAAGTCGTGCTTGAACATGAGTAGGTTCGCCGCATACTGCAGCTGCGGCTCCGTGTAGACGAAGACGTCGATATCCGGTGCCGAGTCCCATGTGTCGAAGTCGGCGTCCAGCATCGAGCTACCTGTGATGCAGCCGTTGATGTCCGTCTGCTTGAGCAGCTCGATGGTTTCCTTGATCTCTTGAGTTAGAGACATTATGGTCTACCTCCATACTCTCTGATGTAACAGGACAGGTAGTTGACTACCCGTTCCGGGCTGCCGCAAGCGGAGTCCGGCAGCACTACTCTATGAAACACGCCGGGAAAGTAGATCAACTTGACCGCGCACGAACCGTGGTATCCCGGATCGATCTCGACGATCCTTCAATCGGCGAGGTTCTCGTAGCCGTCCGCCTCCTGCAGCATCTTCAGGGCCTCCGCCCTATCCGCCTCGGTGGCGTCCGGATCGTGCATGACACGGCCGAACTCGGCCTTGGTCATCGTGCTCTTCGCCGCTGCGGCGGTGAGCATGTCGAGCAATGACATACCTTTAAGCATGTATCCTCCTCCTTCTGTACTTGACGTACTCCTGCAGCTCGGCCCATCGGCCGGGCGTCATGTCGATCGGCTCCTTGCCGTTCCATACCTTGTTCTTCCAGTACCTCAGGCTATTGCGCCTATTGCCCACGATGTCGATGTGGGCATACGGGAAGTGCATGGTAGGCACGACGCGGTCAACTGCGAACGTCAGGTGGAACGACAGCGGAACGCCGTCGGCTTCGCAGTCCGGCTTGACCAGGCAGTGCGTGTCGTTGCGCCACCTGTTCAGGAAGTACACGGTCTCCATGTCGAACTCGTCGCCATGGTTGCCATCGCAGTCGATGACGATGAACCGTGTGCCCTTCAAATTTTCCGCCAGGTACACCTGGTCCTTGTAGGCAACGGCATCCGCCAGGGACATGCAACCCTCGCTCCATTTGATCATCGGCTTGTTGGCCGCAGAGCACGGCACCCATCTGTTCTGGACCTCAGGTATGGTGGAACCATAGGGGTGCTCGGGATACTGGAGCCAGTCGACGTCTGTGAACTGGCCGCTGGATCCGACATCCCTCGGCTTGCTGCGGCTCAGCTTGAACACGTCTTCGCTGGCCGGACCACGGTACAGGTCGGAGCGGTGATACCCGTTCCAATAGTTCTCGTAGTCCTTCGGCCTGATGGCCTTGCCGACCTTCGCGCATTCCTCCTCGATATCCTCGATCGGGATGTGCTTCAATCCCCACACGTACATGATGTGGTAGATCGACTCGTTCTGCGATACGAGGATCATAGATACCTCCTTCACTTAGCAACGTCCGTTCATGCATCTCACCCAGTCGGTGTTGTACACCACCTGGGCCTTGGGATCGGCGTCCGTTGCCCACAGCCCGTAACCCGGTACCTTGTGGGCATACATGTGGAACGCCATGATGCGGTCGATCCTCGTGCTCTGCAGCTCGGAGAGCGCGACGTTCTCCGTGCGTCCCATCGTGACCACGCGCTGGATGTCCCTGCGCATCGGCGAGTCCTGGTCGCCGAAGACGATGACGTTGCCCCAGTGCTTGCCGAGCACGTGCTTGCGGAGGATCGCATAGAACTGCACGCATTCATTGCAACCTCCGATCAGGTACGAGAGCTTGTCCGGATCGGGAAGCTCTGTGTTGGCCGCCCAGTATTCGCTGCGGCCGCTCGTGATGATCAGGTCCGCATTGGCCTGATGGCGCAACGTGTCGATCAGGCTGATCATGGTGCCTGCGATACCCGAGGGGATCGACCCGCTGGTATCCAGGATGATCAGGTTCGGAGCCTGGTCGCTGCCCTGCCAGTGCCCGACGTTGCATCCTAGCTTCTTGTTGTACCCGTCCATCCACATGGAGTTGGACAGGTTCAACTTGATCGCATTGGCGATGTCGTCGAGGAACGTCGGGAGCAGCTTCAACTGCTGCAGCTCCTCTACGTTCACGTAGTACCCGAGGTCGCCGATGTAGCGGTCGACGGTCTGCTCTTCCCAATCGACCTCGGCTTCCATGAAGCCGTCGCTTGGATCCAGGCCACCGCCCGTCTCCCTGTACTCGGCGCTCCCGGTCCGCTCCATGGCGGCATCGGACCAGCCGCAGGTATCGAACCCCGGATTGTCACGGTACTCGGCCTCGACCATGCGCACCTCCGGCACGTTGATGCGGAGCCCTGCGACCGAGTGTTCGCTGATGCCGAGCAGCTCCCTCCACTTAATGTGCGGGAACTTGTTCGCGAGCGTGCGCCAGAGTACGGCCTTGACGAGCTTCTCGTCAGACCATCCCCTCGGCTTCATGATGTACGGGATACCGAGCTCCCTTGCCTGGCTGGCATCCTTTCGCCCATCGCACACGTAGAGTTTCGGCAGCGGGATCGTGCCGATCTTCAGTTGATACATAGCCTTACCTCCTCCTTAGAATTCGACAGTGTCCTCGTCGTCCCTGCCGTCGTCGAACTGCACGGTGGACAATACATACTGCATGTCCTCCCAGCAATCCTGCTCCTGCAGGTACTCGAAGATCTCTTTCAGAGACCAGTCCTTGAAGTCGTTGAGCGGCATGCCCGTGGTATCCACGTTGCAACCCTTCAGGGCATCGGCGATCTGCTGCTGCACGCTGCTCTTCTGCTTGCAGATCTGCACGAGCTTGTCGCAGACGACGGCATCGAACATGGCCGTGACGACCTTCCGCTTCGTGTCCCAATCGTCTCCCGTTTGGTCGCCCTGCTTCATCCAGGTGTACAGCTTGACAACCTCCCTCGGCGTGAGGATGTTGTACTGATCGCTGTCCTCCTTGATGAAGGGAGTAATCTCCTTGGGATCGGCACCGAAGCGGTCGCGGAACCAGCGGCACCAATGAACGGCATCGAAGCTGAGCTCGATGAACTGGAACCTGTTGCGCACGGATGCCGGGATGATCCCCGGGCTTGCGACTTGGTTGCTCGCAGCCACGATGAACACGTCGGGCAGCTTGCGACCGGACGCCATGATCCTGTCCTGGATCAGCGTGAGGCACGCCGACCAGAGCATCGGCGGTGCTTCGAGTATCTCGTCGAAGAACAGGATGTCGCCGTCCTTGAGGGAAGCCATACGAGAATCATCGAAGACCTCCAGCTTCTTGCTCTCCTGATCCGGCATGCGAATACCGCTGACTTCGCTCGGCACAGTATTGCTGAGGATAAACGTGACAACGTTCACTCCCATCTCCTCGGCGAACTCGTACAATCCCTGGGTCTTCCCGATACCGGGAGCCCCGATGAAGCACGGCACCATTTCCGTGCGGTGCGGGTACATGGTCTGCAACACAGGTTTGACCATGCTCGTTTTCAAATGAGTCAATGGTTACACCTCCTCGAACGTGTCGATGAACTTGATGAACTCCTGCGCACACTCGTTGCACAGGTAGAGATGCCGCACCGTGTACCTCGTCGGCGGCAGATATTTGTTGCAACTGGAACGAGGACTGCGCCTGTCCGCCCTCGGTTCCCGCTTCCTGACGATCACATCATACATGTCGTCCGATGGTGGCGGTGTACCGCAAACGGAACAGGGAGACTGCTTGCTCATTCGTACCTCCAATCGTCGTCGGACTCCATCTCCTCTATCTCGCGTTGCCTGTCGGCCAGCTCGTCATAGTATCCGTCCAGTTCGATGGCGGTGTCTATGCAAAGCAGGGCGAGCGGACATCTCTCGCACTCGCCCTGCCTGTTCAGGTACTGGCCGATGCAGTCGGCGCTCATGGTGCCCAGACTTTCTTCGGCGGCTTGCGCATGTACTCAAGCTCGCGGAGCAAGTCGTTGTTGAATTCCATGATCGCCTCCACCGCAAGGAGCTGGAGCTTCACGGCTTCTTTCTGGTTGCCGTTGCGCATGGCCTGCAAGCAGGCATCGTAGCTGAGCTTGGCCTGCCGCAGGCTGCCGTTGAGGCTGGTGAAATCGGGCTTGTACTTCTGTGCCATAAGATCACATCTCCTCAAGGGTCATTGAGATATGGCCGCCTTCGAGCAGCTCGTATTCGAGAGTGCCGAAGTGGATCTCGAAATCCGGAGAGCCGGTGAGCTTCCTGATCTTGTTCAGCAGCCCCGTCCTCTCGGGCATGTTCTCGAACAGGTTCTTCAGGACGCGCCTGTCATCGTGCGCATTGTTGACCGAGGCGAGGATGAGGATCCCGTATTCGACATGGTACAGGACCATGAATCCTTTCTCGTAGTACATGGGCATGACGCCCTCTTCGGTGAGCTTCGCCGTAACGCTCCGCCTCACCTGGCTGTCTTCGTCCTCGATGAACTTCTCGCATGCGTTGAACGCGATACGGGATAGGTCATTGACGTTGTCGTAGGAACCTACGATATCGTTCCCGAGAACCTTGCGGACCAGGTCGCCTGCTTTCACCAGCGCCTCGGCATCCTCGTTCTCCACCGCCTCGATTATCATTTCAAGCAGGTAGAGCTCGGCGGTTCCGTCGCCGAAATGCATGGCGAGGATGCGAAGCTCCTCAAGGGCGGCCTGCTTCAGGTCGGCTGGAACCTCCTCGCCGCCGATCGTCAGGGTCAACACGAGCCTGACCTCGTTGCTAATGGAGAGCATAGTTCCTCCCTTCTGCTAGTGGACCACGAGGGTCCAGATGGAAACGGACAACATCAGCGCGGCGATAACCGCAGCGTCGAAAGAGTTGCGGTAGTATCCGTACACCGCAACGAACAGCCCGCCGACCAGGGTCAGCAGGGCTGCAATACCGATGACGAGTTCCATGCTCGCCACCTCCTTCCAACAATACGAAAGCAGGGAGGCAGGAGGCACGATGCCCCCTGCTCCCCAATGGTTCTACCTACTTGCCGATGGCGGCCTTCTTCTCTGCCGCCTCCAGCGCCTTGCGATCGTCGTACGCCTTCTGGCGAAGGTAGTACGCCACGGCATCGAACGAACGCGGAGACGCCACGGCCTCGATGTTGCCGTGGATATCCAGTGTATACGTCATGCTGCTCACCCCCTTGACAGATCGCATGACAATACGGGAAGAGCCACCGGCTTGCAGGACATCCAGGTCGTTTCCCCTACAGCGGGATACCGGAGCGAGAGAAAGGAGTAAAAGAACTCCGGCATCCCGCAACCCAGATGTCCTACGAGCCGATGGCTCGTGGTGGTTGCGGCGGCACTGTAACTGCAGCTTACCGTACCGCCTTGCGTAATCCCGGATGCACGCATGCTCCGGGCTGCCCGGTTCTATGCCGAGCCCATTACCTTCTTTCTACTTGATGATTGCGGAGCTGGCGGGAACGACGTAGTACCGCCAGGACTTGCTGCCCATGTTGAGCATCTGCGCCGTCATGTTGGCGCTGACCTCGTCGGGCGACTTGGACACCAGGTAATACCTGTCGTCGCCACGCCTGCCCTTGATCACGTAGAACATTGCGTCCTCCTTCTCTCGTGACCAACCAGTTGCCTGCCCCGGCTTGCTGCTAGCTCAAAAGAAAACTAAAGCAAAAGAAAAGCAAGCAGAGCCTGGAGCCCGGGTGCTTCGGCCGCATAGCGGCCAGGCGCACCCGGCAAGCCCTATTGGTTCCATCGCCACTGGCCGTAGATGTCGGGCTCGACGCCCAGTTCCTCGGCGAGCTGGTCGACGAACGGATCCCAGGTTATCCTGGGCGCGCTCCACATAGGGAGCACGGTGAACCTGCGCTCACCGGACCACAGGCGGAGTTCCTTCCACCTGACATGCCCGCCGAGGTCGCATTTACGCGAGCACTCGACGTGCTCAATGCGGCTCGGGTACATGTGGCCGGTGAAACCGCTGTCGCGCCAGTGGACCTCGGCGCAGACCTGGCCGTCCCAGCACCTGTAGACCGACAGGTCGACAGGTACGTGGTCCTCGGTACCGACGTAGTAACGCTCGCTAGTGCTTGCCATGTTGATCCCTTTCTCCCGTCGTAACACAGCGATCGAGATGCACGCATGCATCCCGGTCGATAGGTTATTCCGAGTAAGTTGGATAGCGTTGCCCGGCTTACGCAGCGACAAGCGGAGACTCGCAAGACGCTCGCTCGACGTATCCGGCAACATGGCAAAAAAGGAACAACAGACCGATGCGGCCCGAGTTCCCTTCGGTGGAGCGGACATCAGACCTACGAGGTCTTCTGTCCCTGGCCTTGGCCGTTCTGCGCCCTCTCCAACCGGTACACCCGGTTTTCGAGCTTGTTCAACACCTCGGTCTGACGCTTCTGCGTCTCCGACAGGTTGTTGACGGCGACGGCGAGGTTGTTGAAGGCTTCCGCCTGTGCCTGTGCGACACGACGGGCCTTCTTAGCCTGCTTCTTGGCCTTCTTGGAACCGGTATCGAAGTTCCCCATCATCATGGGCAGCATCTTCATCGTGATGCCAGCTTCGAGCAGGGTATCCATAGGCAGGTTGATAGCCATTGCAGCCTCCTTCTCAGGGAAAAGGGTCCCTAAACCCGATACCCACTGTTGTAGTGGATTCAAAATCACCAAGCTACTGTAAAACCGAAGGTATCATTCTCCATTAGGAATAATAGGCTACTAGGTACCATGGGGGGGTATGGGTATATGGAGAATATGAGTTTGATTATTTCTTTTGTATCCATCCAGCCACATTTTTTCCTGCCCCATGAGGCCCGCTGGGAAAAAAGTGCTGCCAAGTGAGCTGGGCGAACCGGAACCTGGACCACCGAGTTCGCTAGGTTAGTTAAAGGACACCCACCCACCATCATTCTTCTCCATGATGTGATGGGTGGTGTTGTTTGTTTATTTGCTTGCTTTGTCTATCTGTGGACACAGTTCTCCCGAGGTGCGAAATGCTCTCCTTTTAACGAGGATCCCTCACCCTATCCCTTGGGACTTGCGGAGCATTGCGACTTGGGTATCCGCCCTTCCGTTCCGCAGCTGGGGCCGAACCACCCCATGCCTCACTGCTAAGTCAGCGGCACATGGCTGCCTGGTATCGAGGGGGCGGTGTCAATGGCATCTTACGGCGTTGGAGTCCTGCCCGCTCGCCAGATGACCCCGTTATTCGACTCGCACCTTTCGGGTGGGTACGTTTGAAGCGGCCGACGGGGAACGGCCCTATGGCTTAGGGTATCCTGTGCTTCGCGTTGCTTCCGGACGGGCGCTATGCCGGCCGGACGGTTACATGATACCACGGATGGAACACGACACGGTGTTGATTTTCGAAACTGATCGCCCGTCCTTCCATTTTCCATGCCCTTCTGCTATCATGGCCGCGACGGAACTAGGAAACGGGGCCGACATGAACACAGACTTCAAGATGCCCGTCAGGGTCGTCAACGGCGGCCAACCGGGCGGCGTGGCCACATTGGACCAGGACGGCAAGCTCCCGTCGGAGCAGCTGCCGGAGGACATAGACGCGATCGTGTCCGGTTACATCGACGGCTACCTGGAGGACCACCCGATCGAGGACATGGTCGACGATTGGCTCGAAGACCACCCGGAGGCCACGACCACCGTGGAGGACGGCGCCATCACGGTCGACAAGCTCGCCGCGGACGCCCTGGCGCTGATCGGCTCCAAGGTGTCCCCGGGCGATTACGCGCCGATGCTTCGCGCCGGCGTTGCTGACGCGCTTTCCAGCTCTTACGGCGAGACCGAAACGTTCGCTCAACGCGTGAGCAATTACGGCGGCTCTGTCGAGATTCAGAGCATCCTCGGAAATACCGTCGTGGAGAGCGGCGAGCTGGTTAGCGTGAACATTAGCGGCATCGAGACGACGGGAAGGAACATCGCACCGACTGACGACCCCGCGAACCCAGATGCCAACTACGAGAGCAGCGGCGGCGGCACAACACCTGTTACATATGATTCAACGGTCAACATGTATACAACGGCGAATCACAGGGTATTGTGTTTCCGAAACTTACCAGCAGGAAAATGGACGCTCTCGGCAACAATAAAACGAAACCCCGCAGGAACATCGCAATATTGCGCAATAGGAACCGTGAGCGGCGTAGTATTCGGTTTGTACGTAAGCCAAGTAACAGACCAACCGTTACGTTATAGTTTTACATTCAACGTGCCGGAAAACGGAACTTTCAAAGTCGTGTTTTACAACGCTGCATTCTGGGACGATATCCAGATGGAAAGCGGCGCGGATGCAACGCCATACAAGGAACGCGAGACGCATACATATGAAATCCCCGCGAGCACGTACTTCCCGCAAGGTATGCGCGGCGCTGGCAGCGTGCACGACGAGCTGCAAAACGACAAAGCTGTGCAGCGGATTGGCGCGGTTGATTTGGGAACGCTGACGTGGGAGAAGTACGATGTACCGCAAGGTACGCTTTTTAGAGCGGTGCATTCAGATTTCAAGGGCGGTATGGAAAACGATAATTTCATCTGCACGCGTTATCCATCAAAAACAATGGCAACTCGTGCAGATAAAACCATATCAAGCGCTTGGCCGACATACATAGACGTAATCGATGATGATTACTCAGATGCGGATACGTTCAAATCCGCCATGTCTGGCGTATATCTCTACTACGAGCTAAACATGCCAACAACGCAGACTATAGACCCACCTTTGAACCTGACGTATCCAGTCGAAGCAGGCGGCACGGAATCAATCATCGTACCGACTGGCAGCACGAGCGCGGCACCGACGTTCGTGACGCTCTACGCATACGACGCGGACGGGATTATCGACAAATCGCAGAGCATCGTGGCGCAGGTTGAGAGCGGCGTTGCGTCCACCAACTACGCGGTGAACAGCTATCTCGTGATGCGCGGCGTGTTGTATCGCGTCACCAGCGCGATTGCCACGGGAGAAACCATCACGCCTGGCACGAACTGCACGGCAACCACTGTTATGGATGAAATCGTCAGACTGACCGCTTAGAAAGGACATGAACCATGGCGGAGAACACGACAATCTACCTAGTGACCGACGTTAAGACCGTGCCGGACGGCGATAGCTACGCGGCCATCTACAACACCACGCAGCACCGAAGCCGCTTGAAGGCAGAAGCACGCTACCATGACGCGCTTGCAAAGGCCGCGCTGATGGACAACGTGATTTCGGCGGGCGCGTACCTCATGACCAACGAGGGCTTCTACATCGATTCGAAGGTGTTCGCGATCAACGCGCAGCCCGTGCCCGAAGTCGAGGCGGAATAGGATAGGGGTGATCCATCATGCTCCTGTTCGAATCGTTCCTAGCGCCGGTGCGCGACTGCTTCCCGGCACAGGTGGCCATCGTCGCCCTGTTGATCCTGATCCTGCTCGATTGGATCTTCGGCATAGGCAACGCGATGATGAAGCACGAGTTCTCCAGCGAGAAGATGCGCCAGGGCATCGGGCACAAGTGCTCTGAACTCGGCTTCGTGCTCGTGGGCATCGTGGCTGACGCCATGATCACAAGCGGCCTTGACATCGGCTTCGACGGCCCGGTGCTCACCACTGTCTCCGTGTACCTGTGCATCATGGAGATCGGCTCGCTCATGGAGATCTTCGCCAAGATCAACCCACAGCTGGCCGAGTCCCCGGTGTTCAGGCTGCTCTCTTCCGTGCACATCATCAACGATGACGAGGAATAGCAGATGCTCAACGTGATAGACATCGCGTCGCATCAGGCCGGTATCGCACCGTCTGCTACGCCGGCCGATGTGGTGATAATCAAGGTGTCCGGCGGCACGAGCTACGTCAACCCGTATTGGCGCAGCATGGCCGAGGACGTCCTGAAGTCCGGCAAGCTGCTCGGCTTCTACCAGTACGCATGCGAGTACGGTAGCGAACCGGGCGGCAGGGCCGAGGCGGAGTTCTTCTGGAACCTCGTCAAGGAGTACAAGGGCAAGTTCGTCCCGATCCTCGACTGGGAGAATCACGCCTGGGACATGCCCGTGTCCTATGCCAAGGCGTTCCTCGACCGGATCGCCGAGCTGAGCGGTGCAACGCCCATGTTCTACGGCGGCGCGAGCGACGTGAACAACAAGGACTACAGCTCGATCTCCAAGTATCCCCTGTGGATGGCGAGCTACCTGTACCGCTACGAGGGATCAGGGTTCGTCGTCAGCCCCGTCAACACGTGGGCCACGGGATCCTGGGGCAATATGACAATGTACCAGTACACGAGCACCGGGCGCATCCCCGGATACGACGGGCCGCTCGACCTCTCGTGCTTCTACGGCACGAAGGAGGACTGGAAGAGGCTTTGCGGAGGAGAGACAATGGCCAACAAGATCGAGACGATGTGCAAGGAAGCCATCGCCATTGCCAACGACGACAGCCACGGTTACAGCCAGGCGGTCAGGTGGCTGCCCGATTTCGACTGCAGCAGCCTCATGTACTACGTGGCGGATAAGGCCGGCTTCGGCGTCGGTCGCGGCCCGGAGAAGACCAGGTACACCGGCACCATGCCGTCCGACTTCAAGGCCGCCGGGTTCACCATGTACGACCGTGGGGCCGTCGAGCCGTACCGTGGGTGCATCCTGCTATGGGATCCGTGGGACAGCGGCGGCCATACGGAGCTGTGCATAGGCGGCAACAAGGCCGTCGGCGCCCACTGCTCCGAGACCGGCGGTATCTACGGGCAGGCGGGCGACCAGACCGGCAACGAGATCAGCGTCGCATGGATGAGGAACGATTACGATTTCGTCCTCTGCCCGCCCGCCGAGAAGGACGAGCCGGTCCAGAAGCCCGGCAAGACCGTCAACGACGAGGGCCTGAAGTACCGGGCGCACGTGCAGAACCTGGGCTGGTGCCCATGGGTGCGCGACGGCCAGTGCGCCGGGACCACCGGTTTCTCCCTGCGCGGGGAGGCTATTGAGATCGAGCCGCCGGAGGGCGTGGAAATCGAGTGCTCGGCCCATATCCAGGACATCGGCTGGAAGTGCTACGGCATCGCCAAGCACGATGCGCCGCTCGTCGTCGGCACTACCGGCAAGGCGCTGCGCATGGAGGCCCTGATGCTCCGCGCAACGAAGATGCCGAAGGGCAAGAAGCTCCAGTTCCAGGTCCATCAGGTCGATACGGGCTGGAAGGCCTGGACCGATTCCGGGTTCGCATCCGGCAGCGACGGCCTGTACAAGCGCCTCGAAGCGTTCAGGTTGAAGATCGTCAAGGCATAGTGCATAATGCAATCGCCATTTTCACCTCCTTAGAATGGCATCTGCATCAGGGGGAGCCGTTGGACCGTCCGGCTCCCCCGACCTTTTCTCACATCAGCTTCTCATGCGCTTCGAGCACCAGGTCCCATGGTGTGCGGTACCATCTGACGGCCTCCTTCTCGCGGTACCAGTTCTTGATCCCCGCATAGTGCTTGATCCAGCACTCGGCATCCGTGCATCCGCACCATTTCGTGCCGTTGTACCTCTTGTCCAGCACCTTTATGCGCCCCTGGCACAGGCACGTCATGGCGTCCTGGTCGACGAACTGCAGCCAGTGGTTGTCCAGGCAGTCCGCGATAATGTCCGCCCTGCCGTCCCTTAGCATCTCCAGGTTCATGAGCGTCACGCCCGCATTGATCGATACGATGCCATCGCGGTTGTGGTGAGGCTCCGAGCATCCGGCCCAGTAGTAGCCGTCCATGTCGGTTTCCCAGATTGCGCTGATGTCCTTCCGCACCATGGTATCGACGTCGAGTGATAGCACCCTGTCGAGATGCGGCAGCAGGTAGCAGAACATCGGGCGGATCATCGCCATGTAGGTGAACTGCGTCAGCATGTTCGGCCCCTTCGGATCGTACCATTCCTTCCATCTCTCGCTCACGTCCATCACGTGCACGATGTCCGGTAGCTCGACCGGGAACTCCGGATCCTCGATCATGAGCCACACCTCCTCGACGTTGCTGTTCGCTATGAGCGACTTGCTCGCAGCGATCATCCCGCCGTACAGGTTCTTGGTTCCCGTGTAGACAGCGGCCCTAGTCATCGAACCCACCTCCATGCACTTCCCTGAATATATGCCCGCAGTAGCATCTCGTGTCCGCGTAGATCGGTATGCCCGCCCGCTCGCACTGCTCCGCGAAGTACAGGTCCTCCGACAGGCAATGCCCGTTGTTGTAGTTCACCCAAAGGAAATACGGGTACACGAACTTTTCGAACACCTTCATCTTGATGAGCGTGAAGCCGAGTCCCCCGCCCTTCACCTGGATGAGATCGTAGCCTTCGTCGCGTGCTTCCCTGATCTCCTCGGGTGTCACCTGCTCCATGTAGTTCAACTGGCCGAGCTTGCACAGGTTTGTCCTGAGAACCTTGTCCTCCGGGTCCTGCGACCTGTGGTCGTAGTATCCCATGACGACCGGGAGATCGTGTTCGAGCATCATCTCCAGATACTCCGGCTTGAACGTCATGTCGTTGTCCACGAACAGCATGTGCGTTGCTTCTGCGAGCTTCGCCTCGTGCACGCACAGGTTCCTCGCCTTGTCTACCGTGTATCCACGGACATAGTTGAAATCAAGATCGTATTCCCAGTAATCGGAATCCATGTCCAGCAACCTGCCGGCCAGGTCCCAAATGCATTTCATCGTATCCGGGTAGATGTTCTCGTAACACGGTACCGTTATCATCACCTTGCACATGAGCTGTCCTCCTTACTTGAATGCTGACCGTTTTATGATATCATGGCGGCATGGCGGATATGAGCAACATAGTCGATTTCAATAACTCGGACGGCCTGCCGCCAGACGTCGTCAGGAAGCTCAACAACAATTTCTGGCATGTCGTCATGAAGATGTTCGATCCCGATGTCGTCATGGTGTCCGGCGCCACGCTCCCCGAGCCTAGGACGAACGAGACGCTGTTCTACAACACCGTCACCGGCGACCTGTACATCTGGTTCTATCACGAGAACTTCGATCCGAACGTGTACACCGAGCCGTATTGGGGATGGAAGTTGGTAGATATCGGCTTCATCCATGTCGAAAACGACAATCCCGGTCACAGCTCGTACATCAGGCAGCGCGAGTTCATCTGGTACGATACGAGTACCGCTACGATATACCTGTGGTTCAAGCCGTCAGGCCAGATGTCGGCCGGATGGCACAGTTTGAAGCAGGCGGTGAACGGGTACATAGTGGATTGGCTCGGCGTTCAGTCGAACGTGAACTTGCTGAAGTCGATACTCGGTATCAGCTAAGGAGGAGACATGGCGTACGATCCGGTGATGTACAATCCGTATGGCAGCTACATGCCGAGGCAGCAAGCCGTCAACGGGCTCAACTTCATCGATGGCGAGGGCGACCTCGATTCCCTGAGGATGCCGCCCGGATCCGTCAGCCAGCCGTATTTCCTCAAGGATTCCAACAGGTTCATAGTGGTCACGTTCGACAACATCGGCGGCAGATGTCTGGGCTCATGACATGCGAGGTAAGCTGTTCGCACCGGGTTAACCGAGCATGTTTTGGGAACGGGCCAGTTCGCAAGGGCTGGCCCTTTTTGCTATACTTTGCCCAACATGCTTCGATCATAAGGAGATGCCATGGCACTCGATCTCGGTAACGTCACACCGCAACCGTCGGGCAGCATGCCGGGTGGAAGCGGCGGTGGATACAGTTGGCAGGAGTTCAACAACCTCAGGCAACAGATAGCCGCAAGGAACCAGGCACTCAACGTCCAGGGCCCCGATTACTTCTCCGGCTACAACGGCACCCCGAACACGTGGCGCGATTTCATGGATGCGCGGAACCAGGAAACCGGTGGGTACACCGGCTATCAGGGGCAGGACCGTTCTCCGTTCAGCCTTTCGGGCGGGACCGAGGGCCTCTACAACGGCAAGTACCGCAAGGCGAACACGTACGATCAGCTCGCAATCGCCGCAGGCGAGGCCGGTAAATGGTGGATGAACCTTCCCGGAGAGATCGCCGGGTGGGCCGGTGGCGAGCAGGCCAAGAAGGATTGGACGTTCGACGCGAACAAGTTCGACCTCGGCAACGGGCTCGATGCAGAGGACCTCACGCAGATACGCAATTTCGCCGTGAGCATTCCCGGCATGATTCCCGGCGGCCTGTTCGAGGGCGTGGAGAAGGGCTACGAGGCGGCTACCGGCGCACCGGTGCAGGAGCGTCGCAAGACCGCTGGCGGCGATTGGGAGATCGCCGACTACCAGCTCGATTGGAACCAGAGGGCCGCCGCCGGCCTCGATGCCGCGATCGACATCGGCGGGACGTTCATCGGCGGTAGCGGGAAGGCCATCTCCGTTGGCGGCAAGGCGATCGCCAGGGGCTTGGCGAACAGGGCATTGAACAAGGCCGAGAAGGGCATCGCGTCTGCCGCTACCGAAGCGGGGAAGAAGGAGGCGTTCGAAAAGGGCGTCGACAGCATCGCGAGAGCGAACCGCCTCAGCGACCGTGCTGAGAGGTTCGGCGACCTTGCGGCGTCGTCCGGCGAGGGCCTGTTGGCGAAAGCCGGTTTCGGCAAGGGCGCGCAGTTCGGGTGGAACGTCGCGGAGGAAGCCGGCGAGGAGTTCGCCCAGAGCTACCTCGAAGACTTCAGGAACAAGGAATACGACCCCAAGGGATCGTTCGACAAGGCCGTCCAGTCCGCTGCCTGGGGAGCCCTCGGCGGCGGCATCATGCACGGCTTGGGCGCTGCAGGCAATGCCGTGTTCCACAGCAAGTACGACGAGCAGCATCGGAACCAGGAGAGGGACGGCGCGGTCGATCCCACGCAACAGGTCGCGTCCGCGTTCTCGCGATCCAGGGAATACGAACGATTCAAGGATCGCAATACCGGATATTCCGGCGGTTACGTCACCAGCGCCATCGAGAGCGCGATCGACGAGAGGCTCAAGGATCCTGCAAGGGTTCCCGCGTCTGCGTCCGCATTCGGCACGCAGTTCTCCAACGATCTCAACTCGAAGCAGATAAGGATTTCCACCGACGTCCTCGACGGCATCACACAAATGGACGACGATGGGAAATCGATACACGGGATAGCCCAGCTGTTCGGCGTCAACGACAAGGCGATCCTAGACATCAAGGCAATCGGCGACAACATCGCCAGGCAGGATGCGTGGGTCAACCTCTTCGATACGGCCAAGGCAAACGGCACGAAGATGAGGGTCCTCGCCGGCAGGAATCCAGATACCAACAAGATCGGCGTTGCTGCGTTCGATCTCGTCGATGTCACCAGGGGCGGCGGCGTCCAGCTCGGTTCCTCGTTCGTGTGGAAAATGCTCGGCGGCGACGTCGACGGCGACAGGTACCAGACGTATCTATCTCCGATCCAACCTACTAGAGACGTCGGGTATATCACCAGGAACCTCTGGAACGATTCGATCCACCGGTCCAACCTCGACAAGGATTACGTTACGTTCTTCAAGGACAAGAAGGCAACCTTCGCCTTCCGCAGGTCGTTCAACAGAACCATCCATGATTTATTTGAAGATGAGAACATCTTCGACAAGAAGACCGTCGAGGGTTTCGTCCGCGATTTCCATTCGAAGAACCTCAACAGCATAGACGACGTCACCATGTTCCTCGTCAACCTGCGCACGCAGATAATGAGCAAGACGGACGAAAAGCTACCGGCATCGGAACGCTGGGACATAGCCGACGAGGCGATAGCCCGGATCATGCACGATATGCACCTCTACGTCACGAAGACCGCCAGGACGTTCGACAGCTTCGTAACGCAGCTCACTGAGGAGCAGCAGAGGGAGGTAGAGGAGGCGACGAAGTCCGTAACGGAGGATCTCACGTGGCTCAGGTCCGGCGATAATCTGGGCAAGACGCATGCAGCCGAGTTCCTCGGCTTGTTCGGCAGGCGCATTGCCTTGAATACAGGCGCCGATCTCGGCGCGAATTCCGTCATGCGCCAGTCCGCCATGTACAAGTTCGAGGCGTTCGAGGAACAGGACGTCTGGTTCGATCAGTCCCTGTCGCATTCGGAGGTTCAGGACAGGTTCAAGCACCTCATCGCGTATTCGTTCTCGCTTGAGACGATAGGCGCAGATGTCGAGAACGCCATCGAAGGCGTGTTCTGGACTTCCGTCATCGATTCGACCCTCACGAGATTCTATGCCAACAACGGCCGGATTGACGTTTCCGGTAACTGGGAATCGTTCGTCGATATACTCATCGATGAATACAACTCTAAGGCGAAGGACTACAACAGCGTAATTTCGAGGGAGTCCACGGCGCCCGGTATGGACGTCCTCCTCGGATCGAAGAAGAAAGAAGATATCCGCACCAGCGATATGGCCGATGTCGCCCAGGTCTTCCGTAGGACTTTCGGCGATTACACCATCGATTCCATAGTATCCGTCGACAAGAACAGCTCGTTGCGCGGAGTGACGTTCAACCAGTTGCTACACGAATACGCGAAATGCCATGGATTCGACTACGGCCCGCTTTCCGGGATCCCCGGCCTCGGCAAGCTGTTCCCGTATCTGGTCAAGGATTACAACTCGACGCATAGGGCATTGCAGAACCGGTACGAGTCCGCCATCGAGGAAATGGGCAACAAGCTCGTATCGTACGAGCTCAACAATATCGAGGACCTGATCGACATCAAACGCGATTCCGATGGGAAGATCGTACATATCGACATAATCGCCCAGGACAGGCTGTCGTTGATCAACGCCGTTACGGCGGCCCAGTACATGATCGGCGAGGACGAATGCATCACGTTGGGCATTGCCACAGTCGAGAGCTTCCTCTCCACCAAATGGGGCGAGGATTGGATGTCCGGCGACGCATCTAGGATGACGAACGTCGTCCTCGCCGCAAAGGTTTCGCATCTGTACAAGGATGTCGTGAACCTCGTCGTATCCCAGCCGGCTAATTGGGAGAACGACGTCGAGCTCGAACTCGCCCGCCTTGCGAGCAACGGAGGCGTGCTCGAAACGGCGATCTACGCCGACTGGATGGATCACCACGATCTCGGCCTGCTCAAGCTCCTGCAGGACCTCGATACCAGCTATGGGGAGAAATGCCAGATATGGGAGCAGGCCACGAGGAACATCGTCGGTGCAAACCCCCTGTTGGCCGAACTGTTCGCAACCGGCAACGAGAGCATCGGCACATCCATCTACACCAACAAGCTCAAGCACGCCAAGAGGTCGATGGTGCAGGCATCCAAGACGAGCAACGTGTTCAACAGGCAGATCCTGAAGAACATAAGGGACGATCTCGGAAACGCCAGCGACGCGGCCAAAGCCGAGGCCATCAAGCATTTCATCACCGACGCGTATACAACCACCTCGGTCAACGCCGTCGCCGCGTTCGTCCATAGCCAGCGCGACATGGTGAAGGACATGGTGGACAAGGGCCTCGCCCCCACCACCACCGATATCGTGTACCAGATGCGCGAGACCGTCCTCAACGGAGGGTTGTTCTCGTCGCTTGAGGATATCGACCTCGCCATGGGCTCGATAACCTTCAACAAGCTGAGCACCAACCGAGTCCAGATACTCAAGTGCCTTTCCGACCCCACGCTCGAAATCCGCGCATGGGACGAGTCGCGCAACGATTACGTCTGGATATCCCGTGATGCGATTTTCCGCGAGGTCCTCGGTGACAGCTGGAAGGCAAAGGGCGATCCGGACACCAGCTTCGAGCCGTGGGACGCCCTGTTCGAGGCGTGTCCCGCGCTTATCTCGCTCGTCGCCCCGACCCATGTCGGCGTGCAGACGAACGAGGGGAACGCCTCGGCCAACGAGGGTACGAAGAAGACGCTCGACAAGGCGATGATCGATTACATCAACGGCGGCAAGGACGTCAAGGGCGATTACATGCATGCGCAGAAGAGGAACGAAGTGTTCCATATCGCCATGGGCGATCCGAATTGGTGGGCCGTGCTGGTAGCAGATCCGAGGTTCTCGAAGACTGAGTCGCTTTCGGAAACCCGCGATATCGTCCAGTCCGCCATCAACGACAATCTCGAATGGATAATGACCGCTGCCGCCATGGATCCGAAGAGCGTCGAGTATTACGAGAAGACGGCGACCCTCGGCAGGGAAGCCGTCGATCAGATGTTCATGCCCGTTCAGCGCATGGCACGTGACATAGACATCAACCGCGCCCTCGCAGCGTACACCGGCAGCGTCGATTCCGAGATAACGAGCCGTATTTACCATGGCGCAACCGAGACCCTCATGAGCAGCGCCATTGACGAGATGCTCGCCGATGCCGGTTTGAAAATCGAACATGGCCAGCTTAAAGTTGGAAAACTGAGCAAGAAGAAGCGCGAGAAAAGGGCAAAGAAGAGAGCTAGAAAAGCGTTAGAAGCTGTTACCGGTGCTGCAGAATCTGTAGCAGAGGCTGCTGAAAAAACCGCTGATCTAGCATTCTCGAACCTAGACGACAACATTCATTTGATCTATGCGCTAATGAACATGGTCGATCCCAATTTGTTCAACGTTCCCGACTACCTCAGAACGCAGGGAATTCGCGATCTCGAACAGCAGTTGGATGTTTTCGAGGAAACCAATAGGAACGATCAAGACGCCATGGCCGCAGCGCAGGAGGTTCGTGAGGCAATCAGGCAGTTCGATGATGGCGGTATCGGCGGATTCACGGCCTTCGTGTTCGATGTAGATGTCGTCGAGCAGATGCGCCAGGAATCCTGGGACGACGTCATAACGCAGAACCAGGCCGCCACCATGTCCGAGAAGGAGTTCACGGATGCGGTGCTCTGGATCTGCGACAAGTACAATTACAGCGACGGCACTCCGACGCATACGGAAAAGGTCGTCAAGGATATCCATCGTGCCTTCGGGATAGAGAACGAAACCGAGCGCGTCCGCCGCCTCAACAACATCAGGAACTACTACAACCAGCTGACCGTCGAATACATCTTGAAACAGTCCGCGCCGTCCGGTAGCGTCTACAACCTCCTTGCGCCCAAGCAGACGATGGATGCCTATCAGACCATGTTCGCCATTGCGGACAAGGTCCGCGAGAAAATGGGAGGTCGCCTCGAACCGCGTGGCAAGGAACTGCCTTCGCTCAATGTGGACTTCGGCAACCCGTATACATCGTGCATGTCCCAGCACATGGCAATGAACGCCGCATCCGGGTCGATCACGACGGGCATCGGGCTCAACGGTTCCATGCTCAACCTCATCGGCGGCCTCGGCCTCATCGATACCATGGAGCCAATCGAGGTGAACGGATCGGATCTCGACGAGTCGTTCTTCGGATGGACCGCCACGGTTCGCGCCGAGGAGAACGGCCAGGTGACGGAGACGACGCAAACGATAACCTACAAGAACATCGACGAGCTGAGACAGCTCGACAATGTCCTCGTTTCGAAGAAGGGCTTCCTAGGCGATAGCACCGAGACCCTCATCAACTATTTGCAAGAGGACCTCAACCTCCGGTTGAAGAAGTCCCTCGGCGCCATCAAGGCGTTCTCCGATCAGATAGAGACCGATCGCTCCATGTGCAGCGATATGTCCATTTCGGAAGTCCGCCAGGCTGTGTATCCCACCATGCAAGACGGTGACCTCACGGCACGCGATTACATTGCCGGCGCCCTCAAGATGCGCCGTGGGAAGATCGAGACGAAACTCCTCAACTGGTTCAATAGCGAGGAAATGGACGGATCCGGTCTTGGCGTGAAACATGCGAAGATGTATGCGAACGTCATGTGCAACCTCATCGAGGTGCGCGTTGGCAAGGATGCAGTCAACGGCGTCGAAGCCGGCGTGTACCACGTGTCTTCTGCAGCCCTCGCTTCCGAGGAGGAATTTGCGAAGCACAATTACGATTTCGGCTACGGCGTCGGCGTCCTGCCCCCTGCAGACAACATCCGGGTGAGGCCAGTTGTGATGGGGCTCCAGGAGGTGTCGACGAAGATAATCAGGAACGTTGCCCGCAACTATTATGCGCAGGAGGACGCGGGATCGCATCCTTCGGAAGAAGAAGTGTTGAAGTGGGCCAACGATGGCATGATGGATTTCGACAACTACAATTCCAACCCTATCGGCATCAGCGATTTCCTGAGCAGCATCCAGGCGAATCCGGCCATGGTCGACAATCCCATGCTCGGCGACATGAACTACACGGCGAGGATGCTCTGGAACGACGAGCGCACCGGTTCGCTCCAGGCGGCATTGTCGCCGAGGGATGCCGAGCGCAGGGCGATGAGCGATGGCGACTGGAAGAAGGTCCGCGGATTCAACGAATACTTCTCCGGAAAATACGTCGGCAAGGGCGATAGGGGTTTCTTCGACAGCCATCAAATCGTCAAGTATTTCAACGATGGTGAAGCAAGCGGGTTGGATGCAAACGCCAGGAGCCTGCCGAAGGACGTCGGCAACGAGGACACGCGGTTCGACGAGTACACCCAGAAGCAATACGATCTTATCGAGTTGTACGACGGGAACAGCATCGAAACCGCGAAAAAGCTGTACCATGGAGCGGCAAGCCGCAACCATCCGATTCTCATAAGCAGGAAGCTTCTCGACACGATGCGCGGCACCGTCGACGGGATCGCCATGGATTCGTTCTTCAACGAATCCGTCAAGCTCGGCACCGAGGAGTTCGTCATCGTGGATTCCCGCGGAAGGAGCTATTACAACAAGTTCCGCAAGGAGAACATGAGGATAGCCACCACGGAAATGGACTCATCGGAGATCAGCATCGCCATGGGGACGAGGAAGAAGCTCGGCCTTCCCGATGCCGGTCACCTGAAGCATCCCGATTTCAACGTTGGGAAACGATATACCGATGCAGTCGACGTCACGCCGACGAGGATCCTGAACCAGGGATTCGGGCCGGTACAGATCGTCACCGATCTACGGGAGGTCGCCACGATTCCCACGGATCAAATCGATTTCTCGTATTATGAGCATAATATAAAGAACAAGGATATAGATACATACAAGAACAATGCCGTCAGGTTCATCGACAGCATGGCAGAGCGCATCAGGTCCGGTAACACCGTTTATCCCAAGAGCCTGTCGAACGTCAACCAGGATGGTTGCGTCGGCTTCATAAAGCAAGCCCATAGCGACGGCTCGTACACTTACGCGCCCCTGTTCTACGAGGGGAGCGTCGCCTCGGTTGCCGATTCCGTTGTCGTCAGGCAATCGAGGAACGGGTACGTCAGGATCTCGTACGCTTCCAGCAACGTCGATTACGGTGGCCGGGAATCAACCAAGATGGACCTGTACGGCGTAGCGTACAAGACGGTCGGCACGACCGCTACCGAACAGGACCTCAGATCATGGGCTGCGATCTCCGCCCCCGGATACGATTCCATTACCAGGGCAGATATCATGTTCGACGAGAACTCCGTCGCTTCCAGGTTGTTCGAGCTGGGTGATTCGATCCTGCACAACAACGTCGTGTATTTCACGAGGAAGACCGGTATCAACGCATTCTTCGAGAAACGGGACGGTGAATGGACGTTGAGGCAGGACCTCCATTCCGACATGGACGAAGCCACGTTGCGCTCGCTCATATCGGGTAGCCCGAAGGTCTGGGAACTCGTGGCGAACGAGGAATTGCACGTATACGCCGACGAGGACGTGAACCGCAAGTTCGCACGAGCCGTATCCGATATCCAGGGTGTCGGCGGCTTTGCGCACCTGCTGTTCAACACGGCCAGGGTCGAGCTCGACGCCAACGGGAAACCGGTGTTCCGCGGCCTCGAACGCCGTAACTTCGATCCGCATGCGGTGTTCAAGTATTGGAACACCGATGATTTCCTTTCGCTTTGGAACCATCTCGACAGCAGGCTCTGCCCGGCTACCTTGACCGAGAACGACGCCGACAAGGTGTTCGATCGGTACGGGCGCATGCTCGACATGAACACCACCGACGGCGTGGCGCAGCGTTGCGTGACCGTTGTCGGCCCGAACTTCTTCTCGGGCGAGGGAACCGCCATCACCGACTATTCGCGCAGCGCGACCTTCAGCAACCAGCACATCGTCAAGCGCATGCTCGCCGACGGCTTGTATCGCGGCAGCATACGCGAAACCGTCGATGCGCTGTCGGTTGCCGTCAACCTTCCGGAGAAAGCGTTGCCGCACAGGACGATGGACGAGCAGATCGAGCATTGGAGATCGAATATCAGGACCGAATCCGCCCACGTAGATGCGAGCATCCTCGCCAAGGTGTCCGAGGCTATCAAAGATCCGCTGTACCTCAGCGTGATCGACCGCAGGAAACAGGCGCTCAACGAGAAGGCGGAGGACATGTACAGCCAGCTGCTCATCGTCGAGTCCGTCAAGAAACAGACCCCGGCGAGCCAGAACAAGGAACTTGCCAAGCAACTCGACCGGGCCGTGGAGCGCCTCAACCAGGCGATCGGCACATCCCGTATCGACGAGCTAACCATGGGCGATGTCATCATGCTGGTGCGCAACATAACCGGCATCACCACCAATGCGAACGGCGGCATCAAGACCATTACGGCGAGCCAGTTCCTCGACGCCGTCGATCAGATGGTTGCCAACAAGAACGAACACGGAGTCCTCATCGTCGGCGGAAGGTACAAGACGAGGGGCGATCTCCGCGCGTCGAACCCGCTTCTTCCCAGGGGACTCAACACCAAGCTCGCCACGTCGAAGGCGTACATGGACAGATACCATGGCGACGTCGATGCCATCGTCGAAGATCAGTACAAGAGCCTCGATGCCACCGTCGATTTCGTGAAGACGATCGAGGATCCCGCCAAGAGGAACGAGCTCATGCAGCTCATCGACGCCATGTGCATGGTCAACGGCAAGCCCCAGAAGAGCGGTCATCTGCTCCAAGGTATCTACATGCATGACATCATCGATGCGACACGCAAGTTCGGGATGGCACTCCAGGACGTCGATCCGGAGCTGTTCGCCCAATACGATGCCGCGGTCAAGGCGAACGACGAATGGGCAAACAAGATTGCCGAAGGGCAGAGGAAATACAAGAAATCCCGCATCGATCTCGACACGAGCGGCAACTATGAGGTCGTCATGCATGGCGACGATCGGACGATCGTGACCTATATCCTCAGGCAGATGGCGGCGGGCCGTCGCGTGATGGGGTTGACGTATCTCGAAATGCCGTTGAGCAACATGCTCGACAGGCAGGTGGGCCAGACCATGCAGGGTTGGGCGTATTCGCTCGGCCGTCTCGGCATAGGCCCGTACAGGGTAACGCAGAAGATGAACAACCAGGTTCGCGAGGAGGCCGTGAAGAGCGGCGAGCTCAAGAAGTTCTGGTCGGCTTTGCGCGAAGCCCAGCTGCTCGGCGTCGATAGGGAGCTCATGGCGCACATCTACAGCGGCCAGAGCCTCGACGACGCCATTACGGCGACGCTGAAGGACCAGGGCGCGATCGAGCGCTTCAGCAACAAGGTGATGAACATCGCCTCAGGCAAGGACTTCGGCATCGAGAAGCAGATGCAGAACTTCATCGACCGCATGTGGCAGAGGAGCCAGACCGAAGCACCATGGTGGCACCAGAAGCTACCGGGTCATGAGCTGACGGTCTTCGAGGAAAAGCTCGCCTACGACCCGATCGGCCTCATGGTCGACCTGTTCAGCGGCAAGAGCGAGGGAAAATCCGCCGATGCGCTCCTCACGAGGCAGTGCCTTAACCAGGCGCTTGCCGGCGACATGGCGCAGAAGAACCTGGTATCCGCGTTCGTCGGCGAGGTCGCCAAGCGCTCGGCCGCATCCGACTTCGTGATAACCACAGCCATCACGCCGTACTTCCAATACGCCACGAACCGCATGGGCAAGATCCTGAACACCGTTGCTCCGATCAGCTCCTTGCATTACCTCGCCACCAAGTTCATGACAGAGGGCGTCGGCGGGACGATGCGCATAGCGCCCTGGTCGGAGACCACGTTCGGGGAACTCGGCCTCGATGAGGCCAACGTCAAGGCAAACCTCAGGGAGTCGATCTGGTGCGACATGTGCCACATGGGCGGAACCGTTGTCGCCATGATGCTCGCAGGTCTCGCGCTCACGGCCTCCGGTATCCTGGAACCGCCCGAGGATGACGACAAGAAGGGCAATTTCGAGGAATGGACCTTCTTCGGCATGAGGATCAATGCGAACTGGTGGATCGAGGATTCCCTCGGCATAGCCCTTCCGCTCGCCTGTTTCTGGGCCTCTGCCATGCGGGGCGAACCGAGGATCGACTTGATGTTCAACGGCATCTCGCATTACCTCTCGAACAACCCGGTGACCAAGGTGGCCGATGCGGCTGCCGTCCTGTTCGACCCGATGGCCGAACTGTACAGGGAATACGACCAGGACGTCGAGGGATACGCGAAGGCGATGGGCGGTCCGCCCGATGTGTGGCAGATACTCAAGGGCAAGATGACCAGCTTCGGCCTTTCGTATGCCGCGCAGTTCATCACCCCCGGCATCCTCCGCGAATTCTACCAGGCGACGCAGGGCAACGAGGTCGCATACAAGCGCGTCTTCGAAACCGATGCCACCGGCAAGCTGACCCTCGATGCCAAGGACAACAACCGCACCATGTACACATCGTACGAGGATGCCACCATCAGGAAGTTCACCAAGGACAATCCCGTCATGGGGTTCCTCGCGGATATCCTCATGCGACCCGAAACCGGCTACATGAACCACGAGATGCCCGATAGGATCATCTACGATCCCGAGCAGATGAACTCGATCCAGGCGTTCAGCATGTACGAGGATCCGTACACCAAGACGATCAAGAAATCGCCGGACGAGCAGTATGCCACGGCCCTCATGCTCATCGCCACGTTGCAGAGCAACTCGGTCGAGGACCTGGTGAAACAGGGTTTCATGATCGACTACGACACCAAGAACGTGGTCGGACAGGTCATCTGGGACATGATCGCGACCGAGAACGCGCAATGGGCGGACCTCGAACAGCAGGGCGCGTTCAGCTACTACAATGCCGGTTACGGTTCCTACGATGACAATGTCCGCGTGATCTCCGAGATGCGCGAGGCGCACAAGGCGTACATCCAGAACCTCAAGGACCTGTACCACAACAAGCTCTGGTCGGACGAGCTGTACTCCGTCGCCATGTACAACCAGAAGAACACCGAATGGGCGCAAGACGTCCACGGCGATTGGTATGCCACCGGCTTCGCCCCGACCGTCGGGTGGCCGTTCATCCTTGCCGACGGTGAGTCGCCTGGCGAATGGCAGGCCGTCATGAGCCGGGAGAACGACTGGCAGACCGAGAGCGTCGTGACGGGGAATCCGACCGGTCAGCGCTCCCTCGTCCCCGTCGATATGGGGCGCGTCGATATGCCCGACAAGCCGAAGCTCGAATCGTATTCCAGCGATGGCACCACAGGCGGCCATTCCGATTTGTACGGTCAGATTTCCGAGGGCCTCACATCCTCCCAGCCGAACAGCACGACCACCAACGGAACGAAGTCGCCGAACGGCGGAGGCACCGGTTACGGTCGCCGTTCCGGCGGTGGAGGTGGCGGTGGCGGCCGCTCCGGTGGTTCCGGGTACACCCCGAATACGAGCGCACCGAGCGTCAGGGCGCCGGTCACGTCGATCAGCTTGCCGCGCACCGGATTGTCGAAAGTCAATCCGTCGAGGATAATGGGCACGGACAGGCTCGTCGAACCCAACGAGCAGTACCTGAGGCCCGATTTCGAAACCAAGGGTAGCCGAGAAGCGTACAAGAGGAGCGATATCTAATGGGCAAAGACGACAAGAAGAAGCTCCCTCCGGTCAAGCTGGAGGACATCGAGAAGGTCGGCAAGGAGAAGGCGGCCAAGCTCGAAAAGAAATGGAAGGACGGCCTGTCCGTCCACCAGAACAGGACGACGGGATTCAAGTTCTTCGCCAAGGTAGCCAAGAACATGACCCTGTTCGAGAAGGCGCGGAAGGACGAATGGTCGGAAGGTTCCACCCAGATGATCATGCGCAAGATCCGCAGCCAGACGCTCCAGCGCGTCCCGGACGGCGAGATCGTCACCCCGTTCGACAAGAACTCCATCGAGCAGGCCGTCATAGATTTCCTGTTCAAACACAAGATCCTCACGTCGGAATACGACGGCAAGGACATGATGAAGAACCTCTGGAAGACGTTCGACAACAGCTACATCTACGGCATGGGCTGCGTGCGCACCGGGTTCGAGCGCGACCTCGACGGCGATCCCCGCGTCTCGTACACGCTCATCCCGTACGGCGACGTCATCCCGTCGCCGGATTGCAAGGCGATCGAGGAGGCCGACTGGTACATCGTCCGCGAGTACCTCCCGCTCTCCAGCCTCAAGCTCCTGCTGGACTGTGAGACTGGTACGGTATCCGACCCAACCTACGATGCCGACGTCGTCAGGTACATCGTCGAGAACGAGATCAAGGACGGCGGCGGCCCGGAATCCATGCAGCTCGCCGACCAGAAGAAAGGCGTGTCGTTCACCAAGAGCGTCGAGGTGAGGACTTACTACTGCCGCGGTGCAGACGAGTTCGTCACCTACGTCCCGTCGATCAACGCGATCCTGCGGAAGGTGCCGAACTACGATCCCCGCAAGGACGTCCCGATACACTTCCTCATCCTAGAACCCGATCCCGAGTTCCCCTACGGATGCTCCTCCGTCATGTGGACCATGGCCCAGCAGCAATTCGCCGATGCGTTCCAGAGCACCGCGTACCAGACGCTCCTGCTCTCGCTGCATCCACCGCTGCAGGTGTTCGGCAACCTCGCGAATCCCAAGATGAAGATGCGCCCGAACGCCATCTGGCCGATGGGCACCAACCCGAACAACAGGATCGAGAAGTTCCCGGTCGAGACGACCACGCTCACCGGGTACAACAGCATACTCGAAGGCATCGACGCCAGGATGATGGCGAGCCTCAACATCACCGATGCGACCGTCGCGTCCGATGCGAACGTCCCGCACTACTCGGCTACGCCGCAGGGCGTCGAGCAGCAGCGCCTCGACAAGACCATCACGATCAACCAGTACCAGAAGCGCATCGAGGTGTTCTTCTCGGAATGGGCGAACCATGCGATCCGCAACTACATCAATTCCATGAAGGGATACGACAAGCCGATAACCGTCGACTCCAAGACGCGCAAGAGGATCGAGAGCATCGAGGAGGCGAAGCGCCGCGAGAGCGAGCTCGCCCTCCAGCAGATGTTCGGCATGGACGCCGCCGACGAGGCGATCGCCGACACGGAGGAATGGGGCGACAGCATCATCGACGGCAACAAGATCAACGTCGACTTCTCCATGTTCGACGATGCCATCTTCAACTTCGAGGTTCGCACCGGGTCGCTCATCGAGAGCGAGCAGGAAACCGAGCGCGAGAACATCCAGGAGATGCTCGTGTCCGTGTCGCAGATGATGGGGAACGTCTCGGATGCCAACAAGCAGGCGTTCGAGTCAATCGTCATGCAGCTCGTCCTGCGCCAGTGCGAGCTCGCCAACATCGACATCTCCGCCGGTATAGCCTCCACCATGAACGAGCAGCTCGTCATGCAGGCGCTCGAAAGCACCATGGGCGCCGTCGCCGAGCAGCAGAACCAGATCGGACAGATGCAGCAGGCGATGGGCATGCAGCAACCCATGCCGCCGGAGGCGATGGGACAGATGCCCCCCGAGACGGGACAGGTCCCACCCGAGGCTATGGGGCAGATGCCTCCCGAGATGGGGCCGCCGCCCGTCGAGGAGATGCCTCCCGAGATGCCGGTCGAGGCAGGCGGGCTCCCGCCCGACATGATGGCCGGGTTGGGCGAGGAGCCGGTTCCCGAGGGTGAGATGCTGTAGATTTGACAAAGGTTTGTACCATGATTATACTTTGCACCAATAACTCGGTGCAAAGGTTATAAGAGCTAAATAGAAGGAGAATACCATGGCTCAAGTAATTCAGCCCGAGGAATGGGTGCAGGGTCTCGACGATAACCGTCTCCTGCCCGGCCGATACACCACCGGCCTTTTCGTTGGAAACATCATGGGTTCCAACAAGTCCATCGCGAACAACCCCGCAGCCTGCCGCGTCTGGGACATCCAGATCCCCGACTACATCACCGACTACGATGACCGCCGCCTGAACGGCCACGGCAACGTCGTCGGAGCCTCCGGCTTCAATGCCGACGGCAAGGACGGCTGGGGCGCTTCCGCCTACGGCGTGTTCCAGGATGTCAAGTTCGACTCCAAGGTGTACACCATGGGACGCCACCGCTCCGTCGCGTTCCGCATCTTCGACGAGATGCAGTATTCCGGCGCTATCGGCGAGTGGGGCACCAGCACCGCGAGCAACGTGGTCACTCCCGGCCAGGCTCTCATGCAGACCGCTGCCACGATCGCCAAGGCCCGCGACCTCTGGGAGCAGGAGATCCTGGGTCCCGACATCGACAAGTACAACCTGTTCGCCGTCCTCAACGGCCACATCTCCGGCCGCTGGGTCCAGACGAACCCCGATCAGGTGTTCTCGGATGACGGCCAGTGGGTCGCGCAGCCCGGTCCCGTCCAGGGCCAGGCTATCCCGCCGCGCTTCGCCCCGATCCATTGCATCGAGTGGGACGACGAGAACATCCCGCTGATGCTGCAGAACATCAAGGTCACTTGGAACAACCTGTTCATCCCGCAGGACAACCGCGTGATCCTGATCGACCCGTTCTACGAGTACCCGCTGCTCATGGCCCTCACGGGCAAGGGCGTCCCGGCCACCGAGGCGGCGTACTCCGATATCCAGAACGGCAGCTTCACGCGCCTCATGGGCTGGGAGTTCAACTTCGAGATCCCGACCTCATACTGGCCGCGCCTGTACGTCGACGCGAACCTGAACGTCGTCCACAGCGCCGACGGCTCTGCGACCTACGACCAGTACATGCGCTCGATCTCCCATGCCGGCGAGGGCGACAAGCAGCTCATGCTGGAGCTCGTCGACTCCGACCGCATGAACCGCCCGAACTACGTGAAGACCGTCTGGGACGCCACCAACAAGGTGTACAAGAAGGTCGTCACGAACTACCCGCTCGGCATGCCCGCGGCGTCCGATTACATGGGCACCCCGATCACGGTTGCCGAGGGCACGGCGGACGTGAACACCGCGTACGGCCTGCCCGCCGATTACCCGTGGTCCGCTCCGGGTTCGGGTTACGGCCTGCCCACCGGCGTCTCCGGCGCATCCGGTTCAACTGGTCCCGTCGGCGAGATCACCCGCGTCCAGGTCATCGGCCTCGCGCTGTACAAGAAGGCTGCGCAGCTTTCGCAGGAGTACAGCGAGATGGTCACCGGCGAGGGCGGCACCCGCGGCAAGTTCACGGAATGCTGCATGGACGTCAAGTACGACGCATGGGTCATCGAGTCCCTGTCGCACGGTATCCTCCCGATCATCGACGTTCAGGAGAACACCGGTGAATTCGCCATTCCCGTCCAGGTGATCGGCCAGTCGTAAGACCGGCACCTATAGGTAGACCATGAGGGCTGTCGGCTCTAGTAGCCCGGCAGCCCTTTCTTGTAGAAAGGACAGGGAAAATGGCATTCCTCGATGCAATAGCGCAAATCCTCCAAGGGGCAAATGCCGGCGGAGGAAACTATACAAAACAGATGGCCACGAAGGGCAATGGTTCGAGTACGGACGAGAACGGGTTCGGTGGATCCGAGGGGAGCTCGGTTCCCGAAAACAAAGCACCGTGGCATCAAGCCCTCGACAACGCGTTCGGCACCGAAGGCCCCGGTGGTTTCGTCAACACGATGCTCGGGTACACAGCTCCCGTCGCAATCGCCGACACGTTTGCTCCTGAGTGGGCGTTCAACCCGACTCCCCCAAAGGGCGAGGAACAGCAGGTCGAGTTCAACGGCGACTATTCCATGCCGTCTGCAGAACAGCTCGACCAGCTCAGCGAGGGCGAGAGAAAGAAGTGGCAGGAAAACGCTCAGAAGGGGCTCGATTCGACCATAGCCGCCTCCCTCGCGTTCCTGCCCGGCGCGTCAGCAGCAGCCCCGGTCAGCGAGGAGCTCGGCCTGATGCACCCGCTCGTCGGAGCCGAGGAGGCCGCAGCCGCCTACAGGGCCGCCGCGGATGAAGCCGCCGGGACCATCGGCAACAGGTTCAGGAACGCCATCAGCAACCTCACCGGCGGGCGCGTCGCCCAGGCCGACAAGCTGGGCGGGGCCCGTAACCCATGGGACGAGGTCTACATGAGGAACATCGTCGACCCCATGGCGGTCAACGGCAGGACCACGGGAAGCTACGCTGACAACGGCATGAAGCTGCTCGACGGAATCAGGGATGCCGGCGGCATCGACGCCTACAATTACCAGAGGCTCATGGCCGACCTCATGGGGGCGAGAGGCAACCGGGCGGTCGCCCAAGACCTCAATCGCGGACTCGATAACCTAGCTGCAGTTGACGGCAAGGCCGCTGCGGAAACGGCCGGCAAGGCCAAGGGCTATGCATCCAAGCGATACAAATAGGAGGCAACCATGGGTTTTCTCGATACGTTTATCCAAAATGTAGGCAATTCCGCGTCCTATGACCAGCTGCCGCAATCACCGCAGCTGTCTGATTTCTGGAGCGCGTTCGGTACAGCCGATCAATCTCAGGCAAATCCAGCCCAATCCTCGGGGCAGCAAGGGTCCGGTGGAAGGGGAGCAGGCAGCACATCCTCCTATAATTTAGTGGAAGACCCGTTCTTCACCATCCTTAGGGATGTCGGCTCCTATGTCCCGATATTCGGGCCGGCCATTTCCACCGTCGGAGCATTCGGCAACTACGTCCTCACTGGAGAGCAGTCGTCCCCCGAGGGAGCGACTTCGAGGGCGAAAGACGTTGTCGAGAACCGGTCGTTTGAAGCAGATCCTTGGCTTATCCAGCCTACTGCCGACGATGTCAGGTCCTCCATGGACGACGAGCAGTTCGACTGGTACCAAAGGCAGTTCATGCCGGCTGCCAGCAGCATTGCCGCTGAAGCGTTCGGCGGTCTCGCCGGGGGCGCATTGGCAAATGCCGGCGCGAAGGTTGCCTCCAAATCCGCCACCGAAGCGACGGAAAAGGCCGTTGGCACCGCTGCAAAGGAAGCCAGCGAACTGGGGGACGATGCAGCTTCAGCGTTCCTCAAGGGCATGGAGCCGTCTGCGAACTTCCCCAAAGCCGCACGCGATGCAATCAAGAACGCGCAGTTGGCAGGTCTCATGTTCGGCGAGGGCATCCCGAGGATCCTTCGACCTTTGGTCGACTCCACGAACGGAACGCTCGACATCGGTGGCCTAGCCTACACTGGGGCGAACATGGCCGAAGCCGACAAGACCGCCACCGTCTACGGCGTTCCGGTTGATGAGCTCAACCGGATGTACGAGTACCAAATCTACAACAAGGCCATGGAGGACAAGGCGTACCGCGATGCCTTCGTCAACAGGTACGGCGATACGTTCAAAGATTTCGCGGCATACGGCAACCTCGGCAACGACCTCGACTACAACAGCAACCGCCGCGATGTCACGAGGGACATCTTCGGTCTCAACGACGATGGGGCGAACGATCTGGAGATCCAAGGGCTCAAGGACATCTACTTCGAGAACGGCACGATCAACGAGGACATGACGAACGAGGAGATGCTCGACGCCATCCTCAACTACCATTGGGGCGCAGACAACATCATCAACCCGTATCAATGGATGAACGACTCCGACTACGAGGCAGCCCATGCGCTCATGGGGCCAGATATCGCCCAGCAATACTGGGATTACTGGATCGACAACGGATACCTCGGCCTCGACGATACCGGCAACGCGTTCTCCGGACTCGGGAACGATTGGGACAAGCTCGACATGAAGGACCTGTCCGCCTACATCAATGCAGGTAACCTCATCAACCTCGCAAACGAATACGGCTACGTTCCGACGGATGCAGACATGGAGAAGATCAGCGACGTGTTCGGCAGAGCAGGCGACAAGTCCAGGTTCACCTGGATGCCGGAGAACGCCGACACGAAGGAGATGAACGGTCGCACGTACTCACCGCAGGAATGGAATCCCGGCAGCCTCAATTATTCGAGCGAGGAAATAGTCAACGCGCTCATGAACGCCCAGGTATACGGCGATTACTCGGGGCTCAACCCGTATTTCGGATTCGGCGATCCGCTCATCCATGCGAACATGACCGACGCCGTCGCATCCGCCTTGGAGAAATCGTCCAACGGCAAGAAGATCGGCCGCGGTTAATTAGGAGAGACCATGGGTACTGGACAGAACCGCGCAACCCAGGGAGCTGGGAACACCGTGAACCGCGCCAACCAGGGCGCGGGCGCCGCAGCATACACCAAATCCGTGGACACGACGGGCGGGTACCAGTACGGCTACGGCGGTGGCGGTGGCGGTGGCGGAGGCCAGAGCGCCAAGGATGCGCAGAAGCAGACGCAGGCGCAGCTCGACAACACCGGTGCCAACTACCAGCAGCGCAAAGATGCAATCGACAAGATCACCGGTGGTCGCAAAGGCGATTTCGAGAAGACCGCCAAGGGCCGTCTCGGCGATATGAACAAGATCGCCAAGCAGCAGCTGAACAACATCAAGCAGCAGCAGAAGGCGAACGATTCCGCGCTCGCCACCAACCAGCGCAACATAATGCAGCAGATCGACTGGCAACCAAACCAGCAAAAGCAGCAGAGCACGCTCATGGCGTTGCGTAACCGCATGGGCAATGCCGCCTACGGTTCCGGTATCCAGGATCTCGCAGAGGGCATGACGCGCGTCGACGACATGAACGATGTGGAGCTGATCAACGCCTGGAAGCAGAACGAGAACGCCGCATACAGCAACTGGTACCAGGCGAACCAGAGCCTCATCGGGGACTACAACGACCAGGTCGCAAGCATCAACGACCAGTTCTCGCAGTTCAAGAGCGATTATGCCGACCAGATGAGCAAGCTCAACAGGGATTACCAGGACGAGATCTCGCAACTGTACTCGCAATACTGGTCGACGATGAGCAACGTCAACCCAGAGCTCGCCACTGCCTCCAACATGAAGAAGGCCACCCAGAACAAGAAGGCCGTCACACAGGCCAAGCAAGTGCAGAAGGCCGTGAGTTCCCTGCTCAAGAAGAGCGGTGGCAAGAAGGTTTCCACCAAGGGCCTCAACAAGACGCAGAAGGCGGCGGCCAAGATCATCAACGCCGCAGTCAAGGACAAGGCGAACAAGAACGCCAAGGCGGTTTCCAAGGCCGCGAAGGCCGCAGCGAAGAGCAAGGTGACGAAGGCAACGTCCAAGGCTTCGTCGAACAAGGCGACCGTCGGCAGCGGCACCGATGCGTACACGTTGCCCAACGTCGACCTCACGACGCAGAAGAACCTGTCGTCGAACCTCAACATCGCTCCTAGCAAGTCTCTCGGCAAGCTGCTCGTCAACCAGAAGAACGCCAGCTCGCAGGACGCCATGACCAAGGATTACATCAGACCCGACGCCGCCAGGGGCGATGTCCTCATGGGCGGCGAGAACGGAACGTACAGCACCGGCCGCGCAGCCAACTCCGGATTCTCGGACAACCTGTCGGCCTTCCGCCGTGTATAATAGGAGGCATCATGGGATACAGGACATTGGACATACCGCCAAAACCGGAGGACATGCTCCCCAGGTTCGAGGTGCGCAACGGCGCTACGTTGAAGGTTTCGTTCGGATGCTACTACCTCGGCGTCGGGCATGATCCGCATTTCCACGATTACATGCATTGGCCCGCACCGAACTACCACCCCGGTCCGATTTGCCAGATGCACCCGCCGAGGGACATCCCGAGATGGCGCGAATGCTTCCCGTATCCGAAGCTCCCGGGAAAGCTGGAACATATCGACCTCGAAGACGAGGGATACACATCCGTCGAGATCGTCTGGGACGATGACGATGTCCTGGATAGCTGCACATGTTCCGCTGATTTCAGCGACGACAGCGACAACGTCATCGAGATCAGCGTCGATACAGCGTTCGATGCATTCCAGGACAAACCGCTTGAGCATAGGTTCACGGTGTTCGTCGGCGGTGATTCGGTTGGTAAAGACGCCGTATGCCGTGGCATCATGGTAGTGCTGCCGGGCAATGCGTCCAATTAAAGGAGACTGCCATGACTTACCACTTCGACGATGACCAGCATCGCCCCATCCCGTTTCCATTCGGTCCGCCCATTTGGCCCGCCGGCCCCGATTACCACATCCCCATCGTGTCCCCCGTCGGCCGTGGACCGAAGGGCGACACGTTCACCTATGACGACCTCAGCCAGGAGCAGATCGCCAAGATAGGCAGGATGGCCATTCTCGAAGGCGCCAAAGGCGATAAAGGAGAACCCGGTTACAACTTCGCATGGGTGCCATGCGACAGCACCTTCGCCCAAGCGGGGCGCACGCCAATCCCGTCCGAGGGAATAACCATCGGCGCCGGAAATCTGGAATACGTTGGCGGTACCGTTCTCTATCGCCAAGTATATACAAATGGCGCCGATGGATGGTCGGCGTCTAACGTATCGACAACCTATACCGGTGCGAAGAAGATAATCCCATTGGCTGCCGAGGTTGATTTCGGACTGCGATCAAAGGTCAGGGTACTGCTCGACAGCACATTCCAAGTATCGCAATACGGTGTGCTGTGCAGGATATCCAATCAATCCGGCGGCAGCATAACGGTCAAATCTGGAGACATCCGTCTCATCGTCGCATATACCACCGAGTAAGGAGCCGTCATGTCATTCAAGGAAGCCGTGAAGAACGTCATGAAGGGCGGAAAGTACGACAAGAAGGCCGCTGCCGCCATCGTTGCCAATGCGAGCCGAAAGGCCAGCCCTTCCGCAAAGGCCAAGAACCCGAAGCTCAAGAAGGTGAAATAGCAAATGTCGAAGGGAATGAAGCCATATGATTTCGTCCAGCAGGTGTACTACGCCCAGGAAAAGGTCATCCTGGATTTCGTTCCCTACGATGACAAGTACCGGGAAGTCCTGTTCGAAGCGAACCTCATCCTCCAGGAAATGCAGAACATCGAGGATTGGACCTGGCTCAGGGAGAAGCTCGTTCTGGGACCATGTCACCATCTTCCCGGTGCCATACCTGAATGGACTCTTCCCGACTGGGTATACAAGGTGAGCGAATGCAACCACGACTGTCTGCGCCTCATGCGCCCGATCCACCTGCACCACCATGCGGTTCACGATATCGGCCGGTTCCTACCGTACAACGGGATGTACCTGGACCAGATGCACTACATCGACGTGCCGCTCTCCTCGGTTGGCGACAACCAGTACCGCAAGGAACGCCAGGTCACCGAGTTCGGTGCGGTCCATTGGCCCGATCCGCAGCTCCGCGCCGTCAGGATCGGGAACACCATAACGTTCAACAGGCCGCTCACGCCGGTCGAGCAGCAGTTCATCGCCACGATCGACGTGCAGCGCAGGATCCCGTTGCTCCATGTGTGCGATGAGAACTGTGTCACCGCTGACGGCCAGGCATTCGATTACGATATCACCGAGGACCACGGATACGAGAACCCGTGCAAGAAGATCGAGGACCGGATACTCGTGGATATCCCGGACCCCAACTACGTCGTGATGGCCACGGCCGCCAGGCATGCCGAGGGATCACCGCCGGCATTGGCCAGGGTAGCCGGGTTGCAGGACGCCGCCCAGAGGATCATGTCGCAGATGAGGCAGAATGACTCCCAGGCGACCGATTCCGATTGGCAGGACTGGGAGATTCCCGGTTACGTCTCCGTGTTCTAAGGAGGCACCATGGCCAAGAAGAATTCCAGCAAGACGGCCACGGAGAAGGCCATCCAGTCCTCGGAGCCCAGGGTCATCACATTCAAGGGCTGGCAGGGCGTCAACTTCGTCGATGCTCCTCTCACGTGGCAGCCTCTCGAAGATTTCCACCAGAAACACGATGCCTTCAACCAGTCCGACCTTCCAGGCAATTTCCTCATGGTCCAGAACAACGTGAACACCACGGACATGCTCGGCCTCGAAACCAGGATGGACAGCATCAGGGTCGGCGTGCTAGACGCCAAGGGCGGTCCGAACGGCACGACGCCATTGTTGAAAATATACAAATGGGTGCCTGACGATATCCTCGGATGGAAGCGCATCTACGATACGTTCGTCACCCAGCCGGATATCAAGTTCACCGGAGTCTCCGGCATCTACAAGCATTGGATATTCCATGTCGTCAGATTCGTCGACGATGCCGAAACCGAGCAATGGCACGAGAGCATCCTGTACAGGAGCCTGCTCGACGACAACGAATACGAGTGGAACCAGATCACGTTGAACATATACGATCATGACGGATACAAGGTCGAGATTCAGGAGATCGGGTTCTTCGAGAACAATTTGGTTGCCACGGCGTTCGACGTGCTCGACCAGGCAGGCATGCTGTTGCTCGCCGAAATTTCCGAGCAGGGACCAGACTTCATCGTCACCGGTAGGAATTGGGCACCGGGGCAATTGGGAATGCCGGATCATATCAGCGACACTCCGAAGATCTCCCCGCCCCTAGACGAGTACGATGACGACAGGCCCGGTGTCTCGCCGAGCCTCGAAGCGATCGGGATGTCGTCGGGCAGCACTGCGACAGACGCCCATCCTATCAGGGTCGAAGTGAAGTTCTGCTACACGAACCGCCTCGGCTCCACGTTGACTCAAAGGGATTCCGATCCGGATGGCCAGGGCAGGGCGCATTGCGCCACGATATACACCGAGCTGTCGCCGGCGCTGTGGACCACGAAGAAGTACGTCCGCGTCACCCCATCTGCAGCCGATACGGTAGACGTCACCAGCGTATCCGGTATCGACTTCTATGCCAGGGACACCGAGAACCTGGACTGGGTTTTCGTCGGCCACATCGAGGTCAGCCCTTCCGACATCGCCAACCATTCGTGGGCATACAACTGGTACGGCAACATGACCGATATCACGCAATGGCTCACCGCGCAGCTCATGGTACCGACGGACAATACGACGCACGGCCCGGATGCCACGCATTTCGATTGCCATGATTCCCGCATGTACTTCTGGGGCATGCCGAGCAAACCGTACCGCCTATGGATCGGCGGCAACCCGGGATCCGAGTTCTCGGTTGCCCGTGGCCTCGGCGGCGCATGGGTCGATATCGAACCCGGTTCCGGCTATGACGTCAAGGGCACGGCGAAATGGAAGACCACGAGCGGCGCGAACATCGTGACCATCATGTGCGGGAACATGAACACCACGAAGATCAAGCGCTTCAACTTGGTCGAGACGAACCTCACGCTCACCAACGAGGTGGCTTACAAGAGCTACATGTACGAGGAAGTGTCCAACGTCGTCGGCTGCAACAGCCGTTGGGGATACGGGGTGTACGACGACGGCCTGTACGCCCTCAACCGCTACGGCCTCATGCTCACCACCATGGCCGCAGAGTACAACAACCAGATGAAGAACCAGAAGGTGTCGGGAGTCATCGAGCCGATCTTCACCAACGCGCTCGGATCGCAGTTGAGCGACGGTCGCATGGTGTGCATCAACGGCGTGATCTACATAGCGTTCTCCGAAGACGACAACGCCATGGGGCTCGGCAACGTGTTCCTATGCTACGACACCGCGCTCAAGGCATGGTACACCTGGACGCACGACCAGACGCTCGGCCCGGGTGACAACGACAAGGTGCTTCACATCTTCGCCATCGACAGCGAGGAGTTCCGCGAGGGCCTCGGCGCCGTCACGGAAACCGAGGTGCGCCTGTACCCGGTCACCGGCGAACAGGGCGTGAACATCCCGTTGTTCCAGGTTCTCATAGAGTCCGGCGAGATTGCCCCGAGGCTGCCCATGCAGGTTTACTGGTACCTGCAGCAGATGGAATTCAGGTTCGATTACTTCGTCGGCCTGCCCTCGCTCCCGGCAACCATCCTCGTCGAGGGAGTCGATTACTACGGGCGCTACTTCCAGATCGAGAAGAAGCTGAACTATACGAATCGCGGCTGGCAGCAGTACAACGATAACGGACTCGTCAAGCATGTCCAACCCAATCCGAACGGGCCCGTCATCGATTCCGTCGTCGAGCGGCGCAACTACACGGAATGGATCCGGATCGACAAGCTCGTGCAGTCGGTGCGGATCAGGATCAAGGGGCATGCCAGGTTCCGCCTCACGCATATCAATGCCAAGATCTACCAGCAGGCCGATAACATCGGGACGCCATACGGCTACGATGCCGGCGACATGGGCTACGATGCGAGGGGGACGGAGTTCAAGATCCATCATTACATCGACGATTACAACAACCTCCGAAGGGCGGTGGTTTCCTAATGTGCGGATTCAAGGACGCGATGAGCAACCTCATCCCGGTAGACTGGCTGGACCCATACGGCGAATCCAGGTTCGCGAAGGGCATGCCGTACTCGGTCGACATAACGATTGTGGAGACCGACGACGGCATCCGTGCCACATCGGTCAAGAACCCGCCGACATCGGGTCCAAGTCGCATGATGGATGCCATAAAACAGGTACTGGGAGTCGATTCTTGCGAGATCGGGCCTCAGAACGGCTCACAGCGATCCGTTGACCTGGGGAAACAGAACGAGCAAAAATACCAGGGAAAACCGGGCGAATCTGGTAAAATGGAGTCCACCAGCCCGCCGTCTTCTAGAGGACAGGGATCACAACCCTGGAGCGGCGGGAAGTCGCCCGAAGAACCTGTCGAAGCCAAGGCTCAGGAGAAGGACGCAAAGGAGAAGGCCCCCAAGTTCTAGACAACTGGGGGCCTTCCCTTATCCGGATCCACCTTGCCGAAGCTCGGTGCGCAACAGCTTTCGCGGGAGGAGGGATTCGCACCCTCTATTCTGCTGTTCCTACAGCGGTTTACTCGCATGAGCCTACCCCCGCATCTGGAGCCCGCGTGCTTTCGGGTGGCGGGCACTCACCGCCTCCTGCCGCTATCCAACAGGCTCGGCACCATCCTAGATCATCGCATCCGTAATTGCAAGCCTGCGACAAAGCCCGGCATGCTTCGTTGAGGCGCGAGATGAGGGCAGGGCTCATGGTCTTCGGCAGGCTCATCTTCCAACCCATTCGCCATTTGCCTCCGGCCAGTGGCAACAACCTTCATATGAGGCCATTTGGGCATATCGTATATATTCAAGGAAGTCTTCGAAGGAAAGCGTAACATACCAAGGTTCTCTGGATCTACGGTGCACGACGACAGGTACTTCGTTATCTCCTGCATCGTCTCGGGATTGCTTGATAGCCGCTCCGAGATTAAGTCTTTCAACTCGCTTAACTTCAAAGTGTATCCCGGGTATCCCGACAACATCTGGTGAATCCGGACCGCCCGAATACTGCTGGCCACGTCGAGCATCGCTCCACCCGTGATCTCTGAGGATGTTCTTGATCTCCCTCTCACCGCGCTTGCCCTTCTCTCGATCGCTCTTAGTCATCTTCTCCGCCTAACATAGTTGCATCTGGTTCTCGATTGCCGGCTCCTGTTGTGATATGCACACGATGTCGCTGCGATCCGTGCATTGCTCGATGTACTCCACGATGACGACCAGGCCGCTCTCGTCCTCGATGGCGTTCAGCCGCATCATGTCGACGGTATGGCCGTTCTCGATATAGCTCCCGAGATACGTCGCCCGGGCGCCACGAAACAGGCACTGTTCGCCGCGCTTCAGCTTGCCGTGCTTGAACTTGATGCTATTCACGAAGATCATACCGCCCCCTCATCTCCTGTATCTTCTCGCATTCCCTTATGTACGGCGATATATCGGATATACCCAGCGATGCCAGGAAATTGCTGACCGCCATGATGAGGTCGGCGCATTCCCCGTAGATGCCCCGTTTCATCTTGGCATCGTTCCAGTTCTCCCATGCGCTGTAGACCTCGGCCGCCTCTTCGAGTATCTTGACGACCTGCTCCTTGTTCGGCTTCGGGCTTGGGAACGTGCGGACGTCTCCGATGTGCATGGCGCCTCATTTCTCCTGGAACATCTTGCATTTGCGGCCGTTCAGGAACAGGTGCCTGTGCTTCCAGGCCACTTCGGAATCGTCGACGACCAGCTTGATCCGCACCGCGCAATCCTTGGTCGGGGTGTCCGGGCGCTTGAGCTTGCACCTGCCGCATTGCGCGTTGAGCGCGTCGATCTCCCTAGCGTGCCTCACCTTCGGATCGTCCTCGATGTTCGGCGTCTTCGTCGCCCTCATTTCCACTGGCATCCTGTTCCTCCTCTGCTACCGGCAACTGCATCCATTCGGGATCGACGTACTCGATCTGCGCCTCGATGCGCGTAGGTTGAACCTTCCTTCCACCGCATCGTTCGAGGATCATCTGGGCTGCCAGGTTCCTCTCCTTGCGCTTCGCGTAATTCCCCCCGCATGGTTGGGTACCAATATACACCAATGCCTTTGCCATTGCAATAATAGGGGGGTCATTGGGAACTATGTTTATCTGGTCGTTGACATCGCGGTTGAGAACGTCTTCTATCGCGTCGCCGAATATGTTCGCGTAACCGTCGCGCTTGTCCTCTTCCGGAACCGTGCCGTCTATCCTCAGGGCAATGGTCTTGATCAGGTCGACATCCAGCTCGAACACGGCGTTGAAGATCATGGAGTTCACCGTGACCTGCTTCACGTTGGTCGCTATGTCGCGGGACCTGACCACGTCGCCCATCGTGCGGAACAGGCACACGTCGGCCATGTACCCGTCGAGCGTCGTGTCGTAGTCCCTGGTTCTAACTATCGCGGTATCGGCCGCGGTACCGTTCTCTTGCCTTTTCACGCCTGCGCCTCATGTTCTCGTTGGTCTTCGGGTTCCTGGCCTGCCCGGCCTTCAGGTCGTCCCTCGGCAATTTCATGTTCTGCCACACCGGCAGCCTATCATGTTCCCTCAGCCATTCCAACCTGAGCTTCAGGCTGTACGGCGGCACCTTCCTGAAGCGCCTGAGGGACAGGTGGTAGATGTGCTTTGTCATCTTCTTGCCGTTGATTATGCCCTCCTTCTGCACCTTGGTGCTGTAGTATGCGAGCAACCTCGGCAACCTGCGGAGCCTCACCTGGCAATCCCTGTCCCTCACGTCCCACGGCTTCCCGTACAGGCACTGGTATACCATGCCGCACGTGTGCTTCCTCGCCCTCGTGCCCTTGGCGCCCTTGGCGGTCCATTCGGGATCCGACTCCTTCGACGCCAGCCATCTCCTCAGCAACGTCTCCAGCTCGTACAGGACGTCGTCGGAATAGTTCTCCCATTTCCCCGGGCCGTCTAGGTAGCCGGGTCTCTCCGGGCCCTGCGGCGACAGCGGATCGTGGACCGGCAGATCCGGAATGTCGGGCTTGCCTTCGAGGCTGAACACCCATCCGCCATCGTCAGTAGTAGTAAAGCCCTGCATCCGTCCTCTTCTCCTTCTTCTTGTACGTGGCCGGTATCCAATCCATTTTCGCCGTGTCATCGTAGATGCCGTCGTACGAGGCTTCCCAGTCTATCGGCATGCTGCCATCCGAGTTGAGGTTGAAATACTGGATTTCCTTGATCCCCATGACAGCGTACCTCAGGGCGTCCATCATATGAGAATACTTGTTGTGCATGGGTTTCGGTGCCCAATCATCTGACTTGCTGAGTCGCTTATATTCGTAGTTGTTGAAGCATTCGAGCAGCCAATCGCAGTTGTTGCTGTTGATTATCATGTTGGGCAACTGTTCTCTGACGAGCCTGATGCCACGATCTACACGTTCCTTGTCGAGGCTATGCCAATTGATATTTGGATAGATGGCCTCAACTTCTTCCTTCGGAGTTTGCGACGAGGCGGAACGCTCTGAATCCCATGGCAATATGCCCATGCGGATCAAGTGGAAATAATCCTTCTTGGCTATCTCCGCCATGCCCTCGACTAGGCTGATGCCACGTGACTCGAAGATGTCGTAGATGATCATGCGGTTGTTGATGAATTGGTAGATTATAGCAGCGGTGCTATCAGACTCTTTTCCCTTAGAGGCGATGTCAAATGCAATGTACACCGGTTTATTGGAATCGATGTTATAAGGACAAAAGCGCTTCTCCCGTACCAATTGCTCGATCGCCAAATATACCAATCCTGCGTTGACCACTGTGAAATCACAGAAGTTCTCTTGTCGAAAGAGGTTGTCGTTACCATATGCGCGAATGTATCTGTCTCTGAGCAGTTCGATTTCGTCATCTGTATACATCCTCGATCCGTCGCGGTTCACCGCATCTGCTATCGTTACCTTGTCGACGTAGCAATCCCCGTGCCATCCGGGGAAAGCTTCCGGCTCGTCCTCCATGGTGTACGTCCTGAGCAGGTCGTAGTAGACGTTCTTGATACCACGGGGCGTGCCGTTGAAGTTCACGCTGAGATCGCCGGTCATCTTGAGCTTGCGCTCCCAGATCGGCGTGATGTACTCGAACGCGTTCCTCCTGTACAGGCTCGCCTCCGAGATGTAGAACTTGTCATACGACGAACCGATGATGCCCTCGTTGTTGAGGAAGCCGATGAACTTGATCCTCGTGTTCGCCTTGCCCTTCTCGTTGGACACCATGAACACCTCTTTGGCCGTGTCCTTCGGGTCTATCAGTTCAGGTGGGTAATCGTCCCAGAACAAACGGCCATCGAGGTACTTCTTGAAAATGTTGTTGGTGATCCAGATGTTGTCCAGGCCGACGTACGCGATCTGCAAACCGGGATTGAGGTACCCGGTCTTCATCGCATGCTGCATATCATCGGTATCCTTGCCGAGCTGGCGCGCCCACAGCTTGAAGTAGTAATGGCACCGAGGATCTGCACGGCGCTGCCAGGCCCCTATCTGGTAGGGGTACGGCTCGTAGAACAAGGGTAGGCGCACCTGCTCGACTTGCATGCTAATACTCCAAATCGATATCTTCCAAAATTGCTCGACCTTTCAAGCAATCGGAATATTCACGCATTGCCTTGTACTGCTTTTGAAGCACATATTCAGGGCAGGTTGGATTGAAATCTAACTTACCTGCTCGCAATTTTCTAAGCATCTTCTCAAGCTTTTTCATTCGCTTATTTAGATCATTGAATTCTTTGATCATGCGTTTCTTGTATGCTTCCATGTTATTCCTCCGGAACTACCCGATCGTCGATCGGCTTGCGTGCTGCCTGCTCGTCGAGCATCTGATGATGCATCTGCGTCATCTTCTCCCCCCAAGGCTTGACGACGCCGGATACAAGGAACGCATTGAACAGATCTTCCTCGGTTTCCACGTCATCACATTTCGGCATGAGATCAAAGAAGTAATCCTTCATGTCCTCCTTCAGGAATTCCTCAAGCTCGAAGCTCTTGATGACATCAACGATGTTTTCATAGCATGCCGTGATCATGCCCTGCTTTGCCTTGAGGTACTGGATGCATTCACGGGTGATGAACTTGTCCTTGAAGTCGTTTCCCCAGAACTCGTAGGCTGCCTTGCGGATGTTGATCAGGTTGTCGATGCGATCCGAGATCACCACGGCAGTCTCGGCAGTCATTAGGAAACCCTGCTTCATCTTGTCGAACGTCTCATCGATCGGCGGAAGCTCTGGTTGCTTCAGGAACTTGTCGGAATTCTTGGCCATGATCGGCTTGGCCTTAGCTGCAGATTTACGTGTCATCTTACTTTCCTCCCTTGTTCTTCTTGTCGAACATCTTCAACGCCTCGCCGATGTTCTTCGGCTCGGCTTCGTCCTCCGACTTGCCATTGCCTGCTTTGATATCCATAGCAGGCCCACTAGCAGCGGGTACCGGATTGCCTCCGCTATCCTGCTGGGCAGGTTGCTGTTGCACATTCTGCATGCCTCCTCCGAAGCTCTTGGCTATCCTGGCAGCCTGTGCTGCAACTACATCGAGGTTCACCTTGAATCCCACGGTCTTGCCATTCACGTCGGTTACCTCGTGGCCTTCGAGCAATGCATCGAAGATAGCCTGAGTCGCAGGATCCATCGCCTGGAACTTCGGGATGAAATCGATCAGGGCAGCACGCGGAGCCTCCTGCTGCAGGAGCATGCGCTGCTTCTCGTTGACTGCCTTGCGGTATTCGAAGTCGACTCCCTTGTTCCACGCATCGCAATACTGCTGAAGCTCGTAGCGGGACTTGAAGTAGTAGTTGGGATCCCGCTCATCCTGAACATCTGGATTGCGGAAGCGAACCTGACCTGTCTGCTCGTCACGAACTGTCAGCTCTGCTGGCGAGTAGTAACCTATGTTCTGCTCCTCGAATTCCCTCCGGATTTGGCTGGCTGCATTTCGCTGGATGTTCCTGAGAAGGTCTTGCTTGTAAGCATTGAAGTCAATTGCCTCGATGCCATCTGGAGATCCATCATCACCTGCTCCGTCTCCTGATCCAACGGATCCAACGGAACCGGCATCGATGCCATTATCATCCTGTACCTGAGGTTCCCCAGCTCCGTCACCGGGTTCTCCCTCTGCACCTTCAGATCCTTGCTGTTGCTCCATACCAGCATTAGCTGCCTCTCGGTTAGCTTGGTTAAGGATCTTGAACGCCGAAGCCATATCGATCGGCGTAGTCGCTGCATCAGGCATAGGAGGAAGAGCTTGATTCTCAACAGGCTTGTTCTCATTAGGCATCGTCTTCCTCCTCTTCGTCGTCCATCTGCGCAGCCCTCATCATCACGTTGTACATGTTGATGAGCCAATGATCGCGCAGGAAGTTGTACACGATCTCCTTGCGGCTGTCGCCGTATTCGGGGGCCTTGCCTATGAGCTTCTCGACCTCCGCGGCCATCTCCCCCAGCGTGTCGTGGGAGACGATCTGGTCCTGCTTGCTGAACTTGTACTTGCGCAGTTGCTGGGCGATGTACTTGAACTCGGATATCATCTCCTCGTCGGAGATCCTGTCATGGAACCCGAGGGCATCGTATTCCTGCAGCATTTCCATCCAGGTATGCTCGAACGCCTCGTCCTGGAAGAACGCGTTTATGACTATGTTCTTGTCGATCGCTACCATGGCATGTCTCCTATCCCGAGATGTCTCTTCATGGCCTGCTGCTTGATGGCCCTGTCCTTCGCGTCCTCCTCGATCTCCTTGAGCACGCGGTGCACGAGATACGGATCGCAGACCAGATGGCCGCATGCGTACCAGACGTTCGGCTGGTCCTTGAACACCTTGCGGTACTTCTGGTAATACTCGTCGCCCGCGGCCTTCAGGAGCGCTGATACGTTCGGATAACGCCAATGCTTCCACAGGTATCCGGACTTGCCCTTGAACGTCACGACCGTCGCCCAGTCCATACCGGGCCTGAACGACAGCATCGGGTTCTCCTTGGGCACCGACGCCATGCCCTTGACCCTGCGCTCAGACCGCTCCTTGATCCGGTAGGTGCCGGTGGTGTAATCGTGGTACGTGTCGATCTGGTTCTCGTGCGGCACCTCGCCGCCGGACACGTCGTACACCTGGTCCGTCTCGCGATTGATGTCGAAGGAGCGCTCGACCACCTCCATCTCGGGGCCGAGGTCCTCGTCGTACTTCACGAGCCTGTACCGCTCGGGTGCAAGCTCGGGCGACATGAGGATCATCTTGTCGAGATACGGGATCAGCGGATCGTCTTCCGGCCACACGCGGGTCCCACTCGTTTCGGATTCTTCTTCGTTCTCTTCGCCGTACAGTTCATGGGCCTCCCATTCTCTTACGAACTTTTCGACCTTCGGCACATTCACTCCGAGCTCCTCGGCCTTCAGGGCATTGCTCACGACGCGCTGCAGGGTCGGCCAGTCCATCCCGGCAACGTCGATGCCGAGCCGTTCGGCCTCCCTCTTGCAGTCCTCTTTGTTTCGGTATGCCATCATCCATCCTTTCTGTAGCATGACTACAACATGGTGACAAGCCTACCACAAACCGGAATAAAAAAAAAGACCACACCCCCGAAGGGATGTGGTCAATCTGTTGCCTTATGAAATGTTCATCTACTTCCGCTCGGCGCGTGCGTTCAGCTCGTCGGCGATTGCCTGCCAACGTGCGCCATGCTCATAAACCGCATTTAACACGTCATTGGTTGTCAGCATGCCGTGGGCGCGTGCGTTCCATGCGGCGATTGCTTCGGCTTCGGTGTCGCATACATCACCAGAATGGGCATCGCAGGCATTGCAATGAACCCTGTATTTGCCCTTGTAAAACAGGCGCTTGCTCGCTTCGCCCCCGCAGAACGGGCAGGGCAGCAGCTCGTCGAGCGGTTCTAGCTCGCACGTCCGCTCAGGCGCGTACCGCCTCACCTCTCCCGTCTTGCCGCGAATCACGTGCCCGGTGTCGGGCCACGGGCGCATCTCGCCGATCTTGAACATCTCGCCGTGATGCAGCTTCTTCCCGTACGCATCGCATTCGTAGCTAGTCATCGCGCACCTCCGTTAGCTTTTGCCAGCCATCGCACATGATGTACGGGCAGCGCACATATGTTTTCCCTGTTTCCTTGTCATGCCAAAACTCGGCGCAGTCATCGCCGCATATCGGGCAATCGCCGTACCCGATGTATTCGAGATTTGCAGGTTGCCCACCGAACAGCGCGTTGTAAATGTCAGCCATTGTCACATCGCCGCCTTGATGGCGGATACCTTGACGTCGTTGCCGGACACCAGGCCGCTGAGCCTGCGATCCTCCCAGCTGCCGGGCATGCACTTGGCCGGGTCCCTATGGCTCAGGTAATCGTAGTAGGCGTTGATGAACCCGAGGCCGGTGCCATGGTACCTGCGGTTGTCGGGAGCGTCGTAGTAGCGCTCCATGAACTCCTCGCGCAGGGCGTCGACCTTCGCCTTGTACGTCTCGTACCTGTCACCCGGCTTAGGGTACGGGAAGATCATCGGCAGTATGTCGTACTGTATGTCCCGTGCCGCAAGGCTCTTGTCCTTGGCCAGGCCCAGCGTCATGCCGAATGCCGAGACGTAGTTCATCACGTTGCCAGTTACCTTGGATGCAGCAGTCAGCCTTTGCTGCGCCATGCTGCCATGCCTGATGTGCAGCAAGCTATCCGAGCTTCCGCCCATGAGCTTACGGTACATGTTCTGGCAGATGATCCTGGTAGGCACCATCATCAATGCGCACGGGAACGAGCCGTTGAAGCTGTTCGTGCACATGACATCGAAGTTCCATTCCTCGCGGTTGATCATCTCCGTGCGCATGCGGAGCACCATGAACACGAGCCCCTGCTCCGTCATGCCGGCATTCGTGATGACGCCGCCCAACTGCGTGAACGGTTCGAGCAGGCTAAAAGCCTGTTCGTTCTGCACGATCCCGTACTGCGACGATACGCAGCCGAGGATCCTGTTGCTATCCTTCTGCACGTTCACCTGCACACCGGGCACGGTTTCATAGTATGTGTAATTCCAAGGCTGCGAACATCCTGCAGCAGATTCAAGTTCCACCTTGGCGTCCCGAGCCTCGACCTCGAAGTCCAGCTTGGCATCGCGGAGCGCCTCTCGGTAATCGTCCCAGTGCCCGCTGACGCCTATGCCGACCCACGGTGCCTCGCGTTGCCTGTTCGTCAATGTCAATTGGTTTGCCATCACATGCCTCCTTCGCATGTTATAATTTTCCAGTCGGACAATGCATCCGATAAGTCGGGGACACCCTGTTTCTTCACCCCCCCCCTCCTGCTACGGTGTCCCCGACGCCTCCTTCCTACCTTATCCGAATATGCACTTGAACATGTCGGCGTACATGTCGATCAGCGTATGCTGCATGTACATCTCGCAGGCCACGTTGAAGGCCCGCGGGTCAGCCGTCGCGGCCCTTATGTACCAGTCGATGAGACCGTTGCCCGAAGGCTGGACGGGGAAGGCCGGTTGCATTTGGTCGATGATCTCCCCGGTTTCCATGTTCATCACGACGTTCGCCATTATAGATTTCCACCTCGCTTCAACACGAACTCGCCGGACGACTGCGTGTCGGCTATGAAGTCCGCGTATATCTCGTCCTCCGTGTAGACGGCGTCCATCCACGTCCCGCCGGCCACGGCCTTCTCCATGGCCGGGCACACCTTGCCGTAGTAGACCTCGGCGATCTCCATGATCCAGCGGATCTGGTCGTGCAGGTCGTCGCCCGTGTACCGTTGCGAAAACATCGGTATCGGCGCTCCGGGGCAGTACCACGTTAGCCTGGCCGCTTCGAGATCGGGCAGCACCACGAACGCCATGGCGAGCTGCATCAGCTCGTCGTGATCCATCTTCTCCTTCATGATGGCCTTCATATGCGCAGGCGGTTCGTAGCACTTGATCTCCATGACCTCCTTGGCATCGGCTCCCCTGAGGACGACGCCGCCGTGCTGCTCGATGTCCATGGCATCCGGGCTGAACCCGAGCTTGCCGGTGGAATCTAGCACGATGCAATCGTCCCAATGGTGGAACTTGTCGGGCATCTGCATGTTCCATGCGTCCACGACGTACGGCTCCATGATGTGGCCCCGTGCCGCAGCACCGACGCTATCCGTGTCGAGGTACGTGTCCGAATTCTTCTTGCACCATATGGCAGAGAACCCGGGCGTGGGCTTGTCCGGGCTCCCTGCCTTCAGGTACCTCTTGTACTCCGGCATCAGGCCGGCCACGTCGGTGGCCGTGAGGACCTGCTGCCGGGCCTTGAGCCATTCGGCGCTGACCTCGTGGTGCCAGCGCCTCATGCTAACCCTCGATCTCTACGGGATCGTTGACGATCCGGGACAGCACGTAGGCCACCTTGTCCGCCGTGAGCTTCAACGGATCCCCGAGCTCGAAGGTGTCGATGGGATCGTAGTTGTTTCCCTCGACGAACTTCTCCGACGCGCACCAGTCGATGAGCTTGCGGAAATCCTCTATGGCGTCGTTCAGCTTCTTGGCGTTGTCGACAGCGTCGACCTCGTCCATGAACGCCATGGCCTCCTCGACCCGACGGTCCATTACGGGAGTGTCTGGCACGGGAGCATAGGGGAGCTTCGTCCCGAGAGCGCTCGCGCGCGCGAACCCGTCGAGCGACGGACCGGGGCAGTATGCGCGCTGCGCCTTGAGGTATGCGTACTGCTGGTACATGAGCTCCAGCTTCTCCAGCTGGTACCACACGATCGACGGAATGCCGACCAGCTCGTTCTTCTTGACGATGTGGCCTGCCTCGAACGTGCACTTGTTCTTCTTGATGAGCTTCTTCGCCATGTTTGTTCCTTTCGTCTATGGCTTGTTTTTTCCAGGGGGCCGGAGAGGCCCGGCCCCCATTGTTACCTGACTAGAACAGGATGTCCTCGTCGTACACGGCGTACGCATCGGCCGGCACCTGAGGCTGGGGCTGCGGCTGTGGCGTCAGCGGAACCGGAGCCTGGCCAGCAACCGCCTGCTGTGCTGCCGCCTGCGCTACCTGGAACGCCGTCGGCGCGGGCTGCGGTGCAGGCGCGGGAGCAGGTGCAGGTGCAGGTACGGGAGCGGGCGCTGGAGCGGGAGCCGCCTGGCCCGCCTGCAGCGCATCGGCGGACCTGTCGATCATACCGCGCACGAGGTTCGCCTGGCCGTCGCCGAGGACGGTGACCCACCACGGCCTCGGCTTCCCGATTCCGTACTCCCCCGCCTGCGTCTGCAGCCGCACGTACTTGCCGAGCATCTCCTCCAGGGAGACGTGGTCCTTGGTGCCGTCCGGGTCGAGCGCCTTGAGTACGGCCTGGTACGCAGGGTTCTTCTTAGCGTCGACGAACCCCCACAGGAACTCGTTGCCGGCGGCATCCACGATCGCCATGCGGAACTGCATCTTCGGGTCGCCCTGCGGCCAGCATTCGAGCTGCTTGGTGAAGCTGTTGAACTTCTGCTGGTACACCCATTCGACGACGGTGCCCTCGATGATCTCGGAGTAGTTGTCCTTGGAACTGTCGCTGTAGTTCCAGTAGTTGCCGGTATTGCCCTTGATGTCGAACACGCTCATGTTGTTCCTCCTTCTAGTAGTTGATCGAGTAGTACATGATTTCAGAGCTGCCCTTCTCGTAGCCGCCGTATTCCTCCTTGTCTTCCAGCCATGCGGCGACGCGGTCGGCATGCTCCCTGATCCGACGGATATCGGAGTCCTTCCTCCGATACCAATGCGGGATGTCTTTCCCGTTGTCGGCGAACCGCTCCAGGTGGTAGCGGTTCCACGTACCGGTCAGGAACTCCTCGCCATCGTGAGTGACGGTATGAGTGTCCACGAACTTCTTGAACATCTCCTCCCAATCCTCGTCGAGCGCGAAGCAGATGCACATGGAATCGACCATGTCGTCGTTCGTCCTGCCGGGACCGAAGGCGTGCGGGTTCTGCATGAAATAATTCTCCAGGATATCCCGGAGATCCTGCGGATTGTACTGCGCCATTAGCATTCCTCCTTATCGTTCAACCATTGTACCATCTTGTCGTGCAATGGTTCGTACGTTGTGACGAATCCCTGATAAGCTGCCTCAGACTTGTCGGTCTGGAACAACTGTCCTTTACGGATCACCTCCTCGATCAGGCGGATATAGAAACGGGCCATCGGCCGCGTGTCGAATCCGCGGTTCCAATACTTGATGCACCTGTCGAACTGGCGCACCCACATCTCCGCCCCGTACATGTCCACGTCCTGATCCCGGAGCGGATTGGGGTAGGCGACCTGCGGACTGGGCGACCAGCGCCCGTCGTCGTCTTCCACGACCATGCCTTCCCATCCGCACCTGAGGTCCAGGAGCACATGCTTCCGGATGTCGTAGCCGACCATGATGATGCTCATGTCGAACGAGCTCAGCA